GGGAGCGGTTCGAGGGGCAGATGCGCACCGCTCAAAAAAATTATGCCGGAGCCCTTGACATGGGCGGGAAGGGTGCGGTAAGATGGCTCATCGCACGGTAACAACGGCTGTCGCCCGGTAAGATCCATTACCGACCGACAGAACGCCACTAACAATCGGAAGGATAGTGCGTTGCCCACAAAAACCGCACTCGCAGAGGCGGCACTGATCCGGTTTGGGACACTCGGACCCTCAAGCAAGTGGCACGTCGCGCTCAAAGGCGGCAGCACAGTCTGTGGGGCGAACGGCCATGGTCGGTCGTCTGTCTTTGCGGACCCCAGTTCCCGGCACCTAATCGCCGATAGCCGCATCTGTGCTCTCTGTCGCAGGCACCTCACCCAGGGGGCGATCTCGTGAGCAACCATCCCAAGAGCGCGATGAAGCCTGACCAGCGCGTGCCCCAATTGCGGGACACGGTGCATCTGACGCTTGAACTCGGCCCCGTGGAGGAGTGGGCCGCGGACCTGCTGAGCGACTACGAGTGCGTGCACCACGAGGAGCACCTAACCGTGAAGACCTCGATCGGCGGCAACTGCAACGCGGTGAGCAACGCCGCGAACTTCCTGCGCGACGTAGAGGAGGCGCTAGCCGAGGGCGAGATCAACCCGATGGAGTTCTGCCTGACCTCTTTTAGCACGCCACCACCGAGGGCTGCGTGATGCCTCCGAAGCTCGCTAGTGACCCGCCGACCCCTCTCCGGGAAGTGCTGGAGCGGATCGGGATGAGCCAAGCCGCTTTGGCAAGGGCGTTGGGCGTGGACCGGCAGAACGCCCGGGCGTGGATCATTGGTGAGTACACGCCTAAGCCGGAGCGTCGTGAGCAGATCGCCCGGGTGGTGCAGGCCCCGGTCGAGGAGCTATGGCCCGACGCCGACCGGAAGGCGGCAGCGGCATGACTCCGCTTGTGCGGGATCGTCTCGTGCTGCTCGACAAGCTGACCCTGGACTGCTCAAACCACGCCAGCTTTGAGCAGGGCCACTGCGCGACGGAGTTGGTGTCGTGGCTCGCTGACGAGCCGTTCAGCGACCACCCGGCGTGCCTGAGCCCGGTCCTCGGCGCGTTTCTGCGTGACTGGAACGACGGCTTGGACGACGAGGGCCGGCAGAAACTCAAGCCGTTCCTCCCACGCACCATCGGGACCGCGGGTGACGGGCATGATGAGGAGCGCGCGTGGCTCGTCACGGATTGGCTGGTCCGCGTGTGGGCGCCTGCGTGGCTCGAACTTGCGGGCGTCAAGGAGTCGCCAGCGGCGCTCCGCGCCCTTTCTCCGTTGGTCGATGTGGAGGCCGCGCGTTCCGCGCAGGCCACGATCAACAAGGCACAATCTGCGGGGGCCGCTGCGTGGGCCGCTGCGGGGGCCGCTGCGTGGGCCGCTGCGGGGGCCGCTGCGTGGGCCGCTACGGGGGCCGCTACGGGGGCCGCTGCGTGGGCCGCTGCGAGGGCCGCTGCGGGGGCCGCTGCGTGGGCCGCTACGGGGGCCGCTACGGGGGCCGCTGCGTGGGCCGCTACGGGGGCCGCTACGGGGGCCGCTGCGAGGGCCGCTACGGGGGCCGCTACGGGGGCCGCTGCGAGGGCCGCTGCGAGGGCCGCTACGGGGGCCGCTACGGGGGCCGCTGCGAGGGCCGCTGCGAGGGCCGCTCTTGAGCCTACGAAGGTCGAGTTGCAGTCGAGCGCCCTGGGGTTGCTGGAGAGCATGGTCCGTTTGGGCGAGTCGGAGCGGAAGGCCGCGTGATGGCCGCGGCAGCCCTGAGCCCGGCGGAGTTCGAGCGTGTCCATGCCGCGAACGCGAGGATCGGCCTCACGACCCTGGGCTGTGACTGCAAAGGATGTGAGCGCCTGCGCGACCTGGCTAAGGAGGCTTTGGGGCCTCGTCCCTTCGCGGCTCGGTCTCTCTCTGGAAGGAGCGCAGCGTGACATTCCTACATCACTGGCGCGATATGCGCTGCTGGGTGTGCCTCGGCCGCGGTGTAGTGCGCAGCCTCGAAGGTCGGATGGAGTGCCCCAACCCTCACTGCCCTCACGCAAAGCGAGGGAAGTCGTGAGCGACCGCTGGTATCTCAACATGCAGCCAACGGACCCGGGTGAAGCCGACGAGCTCTTGGCGTTGCCGAAGGCGACGCGCTCTCGGAAGGCGGGCCGGTCTTTCTGTCCTTCCCCGCTTGCCCGGCCGCTGCCTGGGTCGCCGGGGTGTCCTGTCCGGGAACCCGAGCACGAGGAGCGTGCCGCATGAGTAGGGTCGTCAAGCCACTCCCAGGCGTGTCAGTGGTCAACGTCCCGTGCCCGTTCTGCGGCCAGCCCAAGGGACGCGGGTGCGTGAGCCGGGTCTGGCACGATCCAGTTGAGTCTCCGCATACGGCCCGGGTCAGGCTCGCAAACAACCTGCACGTTGACCGCGAGACCGCGAAGGGGCGTCGATCGTGACCGGCCGGGATTTGCTGGGTCCGGCGGCGGACGGCGATCGAGAAGCACGACAGGGCCACACGATCCCTACCCATAAGGGATGCGGGGATCTCCTCCAGCGGGTGACGGAGCGTGCTGAGCGGGCCGAGGCCCAGCTCGCCGAGGCACGCCGCGCACTTCCTGATCCCGTCAAGCTGCGCCTCCTCGCCGACTGGCTGGACAAAATCGATGATGAGCGCGGCGTCTCAAGCATCGTGCGCCCGGATGGTGTCCCGAATCCCGGGGAAGATCCTCGCCAGGTGCAGGTGGATCTTCGACGCTGGGCCGATCTCGCGGAAGGGGTCTTGTGATCCGCCCGGTGCTGACCCGTGAGCAGGCCGAGGCCGAGTTTGAGTTCTATCTCGGCACCCACCGGCCAGGGTGGCTTTGGCGCCACCCATCGGTCGGCCCCATGTTCGTCAGTCACCGGCGGCTGCGGGACTACAAGACGCTCCCGGCCGCTCAGTGCCAGTGGGCGTTGGACTCGGGTGGCTTCAGCGAGCTCTCACTGTTCGGTGCTTGGGAGACGACGGCCGAGGAGTACGTCGAGGCTGTCGAGCGGTACGCGCGGGAGATCGGGAGTCTGGATTGGGCGGCCCCGATGGACTGGATGTGCGAGCCTGTGATGCTCGCCAAGACCGGCTTGAGTGTGCGGGAGCATCAGGAGCGCACCGTCCGGAACCTCCTCGATCTCCGCGAGCGCGCCCCCGAGTTGCCGTTCATCCCCGTCCTGCAGGGCTGGGCACTCGACGACTACGAGCGGTGCATCGACATGTATGGCGTCGCCGGCATCGACCTCCGCGAAGAGCCGGTTGTGGGTGTCGGCTCGGTCTGCCGCCGCCAGGCGACGGGGGAGATTGAGGACATCATCCGGTGCATCGTCGAGCGCGGGATCAGTGTCCACGCTTTTGGGGTCAAGGTGCGGGGGTTGGCGAACTTCGCGGACGTGTTGACGAGCGCCGATTCGATGGCGTGGTCCTTCCAGGCGCGCAGGTCTCCTCCGCTGCCGTTCTGCCGTGAGCAGCACTTGAACTGTGCGAACTGCATCGAGTACGCCCGACGGTGGCGTACACGGCTGCTTGATGGGTTGACACCGCAGTTGCGTTTGGAGGTAGGGTCCCGATGAGCAGGCGGACTCTGGTCGCGCTGTGGGAGACGCGGAACGCGAGCGCCGTATGCCAGGACTGTGACTGGTCCGCGAGGGCGTTGAGCGCACCGCAGGCGATCAGTCGGGCACGCGACCACTGTTGTGCGACGGGGCACACCGTGGGGCTTTCTCGGAAACAGCAAGCGACGGTCAGCGCGCAGGAAGCGACGCCGTCGGGTGACTTTGAAGCGATGGGTGTCCCGGAGTTCGAGCGTGGCTCGTGGGACCCGCGGACGGCCGGCCCTCAGACGATCGAGAGTGGCACCTGATGGGCTCGATTGGAGAACTCGTCGGGATCGTCGCCCTCCTCGTGGTGACGGGCTTGTGTTTGCTCACCGCGTGTCTTTGTGTTGTGGCGAAAATCGCTGACGCTGAGATCCGGGAGCACCGGCGTAGGAAGGGGCAGCCGTGATCGAGCGTGACCTAACTGATGAGGATATGGTCGTGGGGCCGGAAGTGTACGGCGACGACCAGGTCTTGACGTGCGTGGAATGCGATGCCCCCCTCGATGACCACGAGCTGATCCTCGGCGCGTTCTGCGAGGAGTGCCGCCCGTTTTTCAAACGACCATCAACGATAGGAGAGACCAGTGCCCGATACCGAAACAGCCGTGGCTGCCGCTCCCCCGAAGATGACGCGCTCCAAGGCCCCCGGCGCCTACCATGTGTTCACGTTCATGGACGGCGCGTGGAAGCATCTCACCGAGAAAACAGCGGTGAAGGCCACGAGCCGCAAGGACGCGATCAAGAAGGCGACCGCGAGCCTGGAGGAGAAAACCGGGACGTTCGTGGCGGTCCGCGAGGCGGAGTTCCAGCCGATGGTGCGGAAGGTGAAGCAGGAGGTCGTGGACGTCTTCGAGTAGTCGAGTGGGTGCCGGCGCGTGTGCGTGGGTGGTACCGGAGGCCCGGACGATGAGCGGCAAGATCACGCCAGGGATGATCGAGCGTGTCTGCGACTGGCTGGAACGCTTTGTCGATGACGTGGATGCCCAGGCTTTGGATGACCGCGACGCCCGAGCAGACGCTGAGTCTCTTTGCCGCGCGGTATTGGAGGACGAATCGTGAGGTTCCGTCGCAAGGTCGCCGTCCTCGAAGACCTCCGGCGCCCACTGTTGGGTGAGCGTCAGGAGCGCGCCGTGGCGAGCGAGCTCCGTCCCCACACGGGGCTCGTACAGGTCGCGTTGGGCGCGGTCGGGCTCGGCGTGTCGTTCAAAAAGTGTGGCCCCGAGCCTGAACTCGGAGCCACCCATGTCCACAAGGAGGGTGAGTCCAAGTGAGCGGCGAGCAGAATACAGCAGGGGGAGGCCACTTCGCGGGCATCGTCATCCCGCAGGGAGCGACGGTCGATCTGAACGTACACGGCCTGACCGTCGCGGAGTTCGAAGCGATGATCGCTGCGGCGTTGACCAACGGTCTCCATGCGATAGCTGGCCGAGGGTGGGTGACCCTCAAAACGGCGCACGGCTGCGAAATGAGCCTCTTTGTTCCGGGTGGCTTCCCGGAGTTGGCCAGTCTTGCGGTATGGCTGGATGGTGAGCGTCTGCGCCTTTCGGTAGATGCGCCTCGTGTAGAGATCCTGGGGGGTGCATCGTGAACGTGCTAGACGAGCTGATTGACCCGGGCGAGCTGCGCGAGCAGGTCATCGAGCGCGCCGCAGCGATGGCCGTGGAGCGCTGGAGGCCACCCGGCGAGGAGCGGGCGCGAGTGGTGTTCGACGAAGCGCTTCAGCAGCACGTTAACGAGATGGTCAAGGGCCAGATTCTTTCGGAGATACGTGAGCCGGTCGCGGCAGCGATCACCCAGGCGCTTGATGGCGAGTTCCAGCCGACCGACGCCTACGGCGACCCACGTAGCGGCCCGAAGCGTACGCTGCGAGAGCTAATCGCCGCCCGCGTCGAGGAGCAGATCAAGCTCCCCGAGAACCGCTCGGGCTACAGCAGCAGCCGCCAGGACACCGCGCTCGGGGAATGGCTGTCCCGGGAGGTCAAGAAGAAAGTCAAGGAGCGGCTATGGTCGGACTTCCAGGGCATCGCGGATGCTGTGAGCGCGTCGGCCGCTGAGTCGATACAGACCAACCTCCGCTTTCTGCTGAAGGGCAAGTTGAAGTGAGCGCCCCCGAGCAGATACCAGACGCCGAGTGCGTCGAGGACACGCAGGCCATAGAGGAGCAGACTGCGGCTATGCTCCCTGCGGTCCGGGAGCGCCGGAGCGAGGTTCTACGCCCCCTCGATCCTGCGGCGGTGCTGGAGAGCTTCGCGACTTACCAGCGGCTCCTCCGAAGCCTCCTCACACCAGACGACTGGCAGGGTCCCCCCAACAAGCCGGGGAGTTTCGTCAAGAAGAAAGGGTGGCGGAAGATCGCCACCGCGTTCGACCTCGACGTAAAGCTTGTTCCCGGCACGCTCAACGCCGAACGCGACGCTGAGGGGAACCCCCTTCGCGCAGAGGCCGTCGCACGCGCTATCACGCCGGCCGGTCGCACGATGGATGGCGACGGGTATTGCAGCAGCGACGAGCCCCGCTTCAAGGACGCCAAGGGGCGGCAGAAACTAGAGAACGATCTCCGTGCAACGGCGACGACGCGGGCGAAGAACCGTGCAATCGCGGATCTCGTAGGCATGGGTGATGTGTCCGCCGAGGAGGTAGACGACACCCCGCAGCACGTCAAGAGCGGCCCGAAGTACGGGCCAGCGACCTCTGACGCGCAGCTCGCTACTAGCCGTCAGGCTCTCGGTTACCTCATGGGCTGTGAGCCCGACGGGAACCCGGTGGGTGCCGCGTTGGATGAGATCGAACGCCGCGCGGGAGGATACTTGCCGCAGTTGGTGTTGGGGTCTTTGGCGATGGTTGGGTCGAAGGTGAAGAACCGGCGCGAGGCGCTAGCGCAGGAGACACGCGATGACCTCGCTGACTCCACTGATGCCGCGATCGAGGCGGCCGCCGAGGAGTTCACACGAGACCCCGACACGGACCGCGCGGAAGCCATCCTCGCAGCCGAGAGCGGAGCGCAGGCATGAGTAAGCGCCGTACACGCGACGACGTGCCGGAGTGGTGGCTGGACGCCATGCTCCTCCCGCGCAAGCAGATCGGGGACCTCGAAGACGCAGAGACACCAAGGGAGCCAGGCTGGCGCGAGGGACCGAACCTCGACGACCAGAGCGACTACCACTGGGCGCTTGAGCACTTCCGAGGCGAACGGATCGACCCCGGGATCGCCCGCGTCGTGCGCATCCTCAAAGAGCACGGCGTTGGGACGTGCCAGTCCTGCCAGGGGGGCGACGGCCACTCGTATCGCCACCCAACCGTGGATATCTACGGCGAGCCGTGGAAGGCGCTGGACATCGCCAACAACTACGGCATCCGCGTAGACACAATTAGCCAGCACTTCTCGATCCGCGAGGGCAACCCCGTCGAATACTTCTGGCGCGTCGAGTTCAACGCACGCCAACTCGCTGTTCTCCGCGAGCAGTGGAACGCTGAGGAGGTCCGGTGCCGACGTGGATACCTGAAGTGGCTTGCCGACCACCCACAGGAGACGGTCGATGTCTGAGTCCTCTACTGAGCTGACGGTCCTCGACCGCCCCATGGGCGAGATCGTGAACGTGCGTACCGCGAGCACGAAACGCCTGGCGGAGTGGGTCGATGCACTCGGGGAGTTGCGGCGGCAGATCGCCGAAGAAGAGGACGCCGTGCAGCAAGAACTCGTCCGGCGCATGGACCATGAGGCGGCAACCACACTGCTGGAGGGCGACTTCGAGCTGAAGGTCCCCGGAGCGAACGCCGGCACGACAGTCTATGTGGCCGAGACGCTGGAGGAAGTCCTCCAGACGCTCATCATGGCTGGGACGATCAGCGAAACGGCGGCTGCCGGCGCGCTCGGACGCGGGCTTGAGATGGAGGTCGAGGTGCCCTTCTCTGCGAGCCCGGAGAGCATGGCAGATGCACTCCGGGATGCTGTCGGCATCGAGATCGCGGGGGTCGCTGTACGGGTAATTCGCTGCGGGGCTGTGCGTAAGCCGAGCGTCCCCGGCGTTAACCGGCTCGCCAAGCTGCCGGGTGTCGCGGAGGCCCTGGAGCGTGCACGCGAGCTGTCCGTCGCGCCGCCGAGGCGCCGTGTCAAGGTCGCGTACAGGGGGAGGCGGCTGTGAACGCCACCCTCACCGCACCCGGCGCAGTCCAAGGCCGCCTGGAGGAGATCGAGTGCGATATGGCGCACCGCCAGAACGAGCTGGAGGCAGCGGCGCTTGACCATTGGCGCAGCAAGCGCGACAAGGAGAAGACCCGCGCGGAAGAGTTCCTGACAGCGACGGGCACGATCGCCGAACGCAACGCCATCGCTGACCGCGAAACCGCGATGCTCGGGATGGAGCACGAGGCGCGCTGGGAAGGCTTGAAGGCCGTGATGCGCACCCTCGAAACCCGGGCGGCAATTGGGATGGCACTTCTCAAGAGCCACGGGAGGAGCTGACCATGGCTGTCATTACGCAGGGTCGCCGGCAGTGGATCGTGAGCACCCAGACGCTCCTCACCTGGAAGCGGTTCGAGCGGGAGCGCCAGCCCGTCGCGGTGGAGATCATTGCCCAGGATGATGGGGGCAGGTTGATAGTGCGTGTAGGGGGAAGCCCGCGCCGCTGGCGCATTCTCGGCAAGCGCGTTGAGGAGTTGGACTGATGCCTGGGCCCGTCAGGGGTGATGACCGTAAATGGACGCTTGTCCACGAGGATGGTATCTGGCGCGCTCTGGGTAACGCGGCTGCTTCTAGGGCCGAGAGCGGTGCGGCGGTAACGGTGGCCCCGGAGGCTCGTGCTGTAGCTGCCGAGCAGCGAGTGAATGACCTAGAGCGGGAGTGGGATGGATGGAAGGCCAAATACCAGGAGCGTCTGCGGGAAGACGAAGAATTGAAAGATGGCATCGCCCAGCTTGAGCGCATCATGGATCAACGGAACGCCAAGCTCGCGGCTGCCGAGGCCGAGCGAGACGCGCTGAAGGGCGCTCTCCAACGCATCGAGGAACGCACCAATCCTGGCAAGACAGGCAACCCCGCTGCACACGTAAGCGATGTCAACCATATAGCTCGTGCGGCTCTCGCGGCGTCCGTCTCCAAGGAGGAGGAGCCAAGTGGCGACTGAGCCCCCCAAGGTGACGCTCGACCTCCTGCGTGAATGGGAGGGGATGCTTGGCCGGCTCTCCGCCGAGATCCAGGAAGCCTACGGCGAAAACCAGCGCGGCACGTATGCGCCCAAGCTGGACTGCCTCGTCCACTTCGCCTATGAAGCGGCGACCGAGGAGCGCCTACTCGCCGAAGGGATGCCGCTCTCGCTATGAAACGCGCGGAGCTTCAGCGTAAGACGCCGCTGCGGCGCACCACCCCGCTCGTGCGGTACTCGGCGATCGGACGGGAGGGGCAGCGGTCGATGGAGACCCGGATGGCTACGCCGTTGGAGTACGCGCAGGCCAACGGGAAACGGAAGCGCAGCAGGCGTGGAGAAGGAAGAGGGAGACGAGCACCCTGGGGAGTTCATGCGCGCGGGAAGTGCTGCGCCGTTTGTGGACGCCCCGACTGCCCGGGCGTGGAGGGGCATCACATAATCAGGGTGCAGGTTCTACGAAAAGAAGCAGGTTTCAGAGGGTTGGACTTTGAAGCTGTCCGCTGGGATCTTCGCAACCAGCTTCCGGTGGGACGGCTGTGCCATGCGGCGCACCACAACGCGAGCCGCCGCATCCCCCGTGTCGTCCTCGAAGCGCACGCCCCCCGCGTGTTCGAGTTCGCCCGCGAGCTAGACCTTGAGTGGGCGCTCGACCGCGAATACCCGCCTGCTGGGGATCGGATGGAGGCCGTGGCGTGACTCAACTGGCGTACCCAGAGCTGGAGGCCCGCGAAGTAATAGAGGGCTGGGACACCGCGCAGGGCTACCTCCTCGTCAAGGGGCAACTCGGCCTCGCTGCGCGCGCAGACCCAACGCGCACTGGCACCGCGTGGATGACGCTCGCCGCCATATACCAGGCAGTTGCCGAGGGGTTGCTGAAGGTCACGGTGTTCGGGCGCGTCGAGGAAAGCGTGTGGTGGCGTGGCGGCGTACTGCCAGTCACGTGTACGCAGGCTGTCTCGGCCGAACTCCTTGAGGTAGTCGATCGGCTGCACCCGGACGGGGGCTGGTGTCACGGCACCTACCCGGGTCAGCGCAAGCCGTCTCTCACGGTGGTCAAGGTGGCACCCAGCGGGGAGCCCGTCGCGCTCATTGCGTGCTGCCCCAGGAACGGCGTATGACCTCGGCCGCGAAGCGTGCCGCGCACGCACGGGACTCCCAGCGGTTCGCTGCCGCACACCCCGACTGGGATCTACCCGTGGTCGAGGTCAGACTCCCACCCGAGCCGCGCCGTCGTCCAAGTCGCCGTTCTTACCAGCCCTCTGTGCTCGCTCGACCGTTGCGAGGTGCCGTGTGAGCCAGCGTTTGAAGGTGCTCTCGCTCCTGCGCCACGCTGGCGAAACGGGCGAGGCCCGCCACCCCGCCGTCGCCCTGAGCTCCGAGCGGCTGTTCGACATGGAGCCCGAGCGCCCACACCACTACCAGGACATGGCGGCATGAGCGACCAGGACAAGGCGTATATGGGGGTAGAGCGCTGCGGGTGCGTGACGTTTCTGACAACAGCGGAGTGCCCTGATGTGCACGAGTTGCTGGCGGAAGTGCTGCGGAGTGGCCGGCATGTAGAGGTCACGACCGTCGGCGAGGCGCGTCCCCGGTTCGTGGAGTGCCCACACGGCAAACGATTCCCGGAGGATGCCGTGGAGGCTGAGGTGCAGCGCCTTCTCGCCGAGGAGCCCGAGCGTGTAGGCCACTACGACGAGGCCAAGGCAGCATGAGCACTTCTCGTGCTCTCCCTGCGCCCGCGAAGGCCGCGCGAGCGATTGAGCGTGCGTTGGCTCCTCTCGCCGCTGAGGATCGCCTGGAGGCCCTTGCGCTGGCGCTCCCACAGGACGATCCGACCACCCGCCATGCTCGCTACCGGATGGCCCTGGAGGCAGTGATCGTCGTCCTCGATAGATCTACCTATGTATCTGCTGAGCAGGCCGGCCGGATCGCTGAAAAAGGTCTCGGACGGCGATGACTCCTCCGCTCAAGCAGCACGCTGTAGAGGGCGAGGCGGTTGGGGTCCAGATGCCTCCGGTGCCGCTGAGCTTCCGTCTCGTCGCGGGCGTGAGACCCAACGGCGAAGCTGCGTGGATCGTGCATACGGCGGTCAGGCCTGAGCCAGGGATGGAAATCCAGTTCACCGCAGAGCCGGTTGATGCTCGTCCGCAGCGCAGGCGACGGGAGAAGCCATGAGCGCCCGGAAGACCCCGATCCTACTGCGCCAAGGCCCGCTGTCGGGCCGCATCTACGCCCTCACCCGGTATCAGCGTAAGCCCCTGAAGAATGGCGGCTACACCATGGCGGTCATTGGCGACGGCAGAGAAGACGTGACGGCGGACTTCGATGCGCTCGTCTGCGAACACCTCCTCGACGACGCGCCGGATATCTGCGCGATCCTCGACGGGGCAGCCGACGGTCAGCGCTTGACGGACGATGAGTGCCAGCAACTAGCCAACTTTCGTAAGGCCCTAGTGGCGATCGTGGAGCGCCACAACGCCGGCCCACACGTCAAGCGGGAGGGGCCATGAGCGACCAGCCGATAGCACCCAACGTAGTGATGGCCGCGCTAGCCGCATACGCACCCGACGGCGTGTCGGAATCTCCCCGGCAGAGGGTCAAGATGGAGGCCGCGATCCATGCCGCTGACTTGGCCAGAGGGCTAACTGTCGCATGGAGGGCCGTCTCGCCCAGCGACCCACCTGTGGAAGTATCGGAGAACACCGCGCGCTCCTTTATCGACATTCCCGACGCGGAGCACACGCTGGAGTGGCGTTTTGTCGGTCCTTGGGTGCCCGTGGGTGGAGAGGCGCAGACGTGAGCGCCGCGGCCGACATGCTCGCGGAGTTCCACGCGGCGCTGGACGACGAACGCGGCCGTGGCAACGGCGCCCTCCGGCTGACACTGCATGAAGAGGAGGGCAAGGAGCTACTGGATGAGCTAGGCCCCCTGGTATTTGATGAGCGTATCCCCCTTGATGACCGCGCGATCAACCGAGCGCAGCTCGCCCGCGAGCTAGCCGACGTCCTTTATGTCTCCTACGGGACCGCGCACGCCTTCGACATCGACCTCGACGCCGCATTGGCTGAAGTCCACCGCGCGGCGATGCACAAGCTCTACCCGCCATGCGAGTGGTGCCATGGTACCGGGGACGCCGAAGCGGCCTTAGACCGCGCGGATCAGGTGGGCGCCCGTGACCCATGCGAGCACTGCGACGGCACGGGGCGTGGGGAGCGCTTGGTGCGAGAGGATGGCAAGATCCTCAAGCCCCTAGGGTTTATGCCACCCGACATGTCCGCTGCGATTGGGGAGGCGTGAATGCCGTGGGTCAAGCTCGACGACAGCATCGACCAGCACCGGAAGATACGCCGGGCGGGCAACGAGGCTTCGGGTGTCTGGATGCGCTCACTGTGCTACTCCGCGGGTGCGCTGACGGACGGGCATGTGGACCCCGAGTGGCTGAGCGAGCGCACCGGCAAGCGGGCGTCGAAGGTGTCGGAACTGTTGGTTGTTGCTGGCCTGTGGGAGCCCAACGACGACGGGTGGGTGATTCACGACTACCTCGACTTCAACCCCTCCCGCGCCTCAGTGATTCAGAAACGAGAGGCGGACACGGCACGGAAGGCAAAGGGAAGCCGGTGATATTCCGCCCGGATTCCAGATGGATGGCTGATGGATTCCGTGCCTCGCGTATGCGCACGCATCGCGCGGTCCCGGTCCCATACCCCTACCCACACCCCCAGACCAACCTCCTAGTTGTCCTTGGTCCCGGTGGAGCAGTGCTACGGGGACCAGGGCAAGAAAGGGTGATCGCTGGTGCCTACTGAGGGGATGGCTCGAAAACTCGCTCGGGGTGCGGCGGCGCGCCACGACTACGAAGAGCGCGAGGCCCTTGTCGCGTGGCATCGAAGGGAAGAGGCCACACGCCTCGCCAAGCTCACGGAGCGGCACCCAGATGGCTGCCCGTCCGAGGCCCTGGCTGCTCGCTGGGCGCCTGTCGCTGGATGCCTGCGCGCGATCTGCGACACGGCCGAGGCTGAAGGCCGAGACGCTGCGCGCCTGTGGGTCGAGGCTGTTCACCCGCATCGTTTCTCGACCGCTGACGGCTGGGTAGTGGCCTGCTCGCCGGGGAATGTCGGCTGGATGCGTGAGCGTTTCCTGCGGTGGTTCGAGTACGCCGCCAAGACCCATGTCCGCTTCGTGGGCTGCCATCAAACCAACCAAAGGAGAGCCGAGCAGTGATCGAGATCAAGAACTGGATCGACGGGAAGGTGCTCTACGCGGCGCAGAACGCCTCGGATGTGAGGACGGCGCTGGAAGAGGCTGTTAAAAGCGGCGCCGTCCTGAGCGACGCCGACCTGAGCGGCGCCGACCTGAGGGGCGCCGTCCTGAGGGGCGCCGACCTGAGGGGCGCCGTCCTGAGGGGCGCCGACCTGAGGGGCGCCGTCCTGAGGGGCGCCGTCCTGAGCGGCGCCGTCCTGAGCGGCGCCGTCCTGAGCGACGCCGTCGAAAGCCCATCGCATCCGCTCTGGGCTTTCAAGCAGGACCTCTGGTCGATCCTCGACATGGCTCCCCAGGAGGTCCCGGGTTTGCGTGCTGCCTTGACGGAGGGCCGCGTGGATGGATCGACCTATACCGGAGAGTGCGCGTGCCTGGTCGGCACGATTGCCAATGTTCGCGGGGTCGATGTTGAGCTTGTGGGGCTCCCCAAAGACGGGCATCGGCCGGCAGAGCAGTGGTTCCTATCGATCCGCAAGGGGGACATGGCGCTCGATGATCCGGCGGAAGCCACGGATAGCGAGGGTGTGTTTCGTGCCTCGTGGGCTTTGCGTTGGGTGGATGAGTGGACCGCTTCACGCCAGGCGATCACGAAGGCTCTGGCGGCGTGAGTACGGTGAGCGACCGCGAGTTGAGCTCTGAGGAACGCGCTGCGATGGAGAGCGTGCCCTTTGATGAGCACGAGGCTCTACGCGAAAACACGTGGCTCGCTTGCCGTGAGTGGGCCGAGGAGCGTGTGGAGCGCTTCGGCGAGGACGAGTGGCACACCGATAGCCATGGTGGTGTGATCGGTGGCGCGCCTCCTGACTTCGTTTTCGTCGCCGCCTTCGTCTATGCGGCGGCGTTGAAGCGCGAGCGGGCTCTCCGCGAAGCACTCGTCGAACTGGTGCGTCTCCGTGACCTCGAGCTGAAGGACCTGGCTGCGTACGCGCGAGAGGGCAAAGTCCAGAAAGAGCTCGCGTGGCAGGCCGCTCGTATGGCTCTCCCCTCCCCCACAACGCCAGCGTGAACAACGCGATCGACCGCCCGTGGGACCTTGTTGGCCGCGCCGAGATCGCGGAGGAGTTGGGCGTTAGCCGCTCAACACCGTGGAAATGGAGTCTGGAGGAGCGCGATTTCCCCGAGCCGATAGCGGCCTTGCGGATGGGGGCGATATTTGACCGGCTGGCCGTCCTTGCGTGGTATGAGGCCCGGGCACTCCGTCGGACGCGGGAGGCCCCACGGTGACGCGGGAGCAGTATATGACCGCGCTCGAGAGGGCGACCGCGGTGCGTGCCGGCATCGCGGATGTGAAGCGCGCCGTGAAGGCGCACGAACTCTCGATCGAGGCTGCGCTCATGGACCCCAAGGCGCACGGGATGTCCCTCTGCGATCTTCTGATCGCACAGTACGGGTGGGGAGCGGAGCGGGTATGGAGAGCGTTTAGACGCGCGGGCAAAGAGCCGTCCTTGCGGCGTGTCGGGGATCTGACGGACCGTGAGCGTGCGGCGATCGTCCGGGCGTGCAAGGAGACCGGGCGGTGAACTTCGAGCGCGAGTTCTATGCGGCTAGGGGCTTGCATCGGTGCATGGTCATGGTCAGCCCTGCGGTGGGTCACTGGCCGAGCATGGTGGTACTCGACGCACCACCCGGACGGCCGGATGGCGAAGCTCAAGCGGAGGGACTTCGCGTGATCGATCTCTCCCAGCAGATGCGGAGCATCCTCGCCAACATGGAGCTGTTGGCGCATGGGACGATCACGAATTACAGCCCGACTGGTGGTGGCGGCAGCGCGGACACCAAGCCACCAACCGGCGAGAGCAGGCCCCCACATGAGCATTGGGCTAGGCGCTGGGAGAAGGCGGTCTACGACGACCTGGAGGAGGAACACCGCGAGTCCGCACCGATCACGAGGCATCGCCGGCGTGTGATCGAGAAAGCCCAGGCGGACCTGGACAGCTACCGTAAGCGCGCAGAGGGCCAAGTCGTCGGCGAGACCGAGAGCGAACTCGAAGCCCGCATCATCAAGGACGGCGAGGGCGAGCCCGTGGACCGCGTAGCACTGGCGATGCGCTGCACACCGACGCTCGTGAGGAAGGCGAGGTTGAAGGCTGGCAGGTCGGTCGTGACCGGCAAAGCACCCCGAGACACCGTGATCGACGCTCCCACGGACCAGCATGATCGCGCTCGGGCACTCGCCGAAGACGGCCATACGGAGCGGCAGATAGCGTGGCTTACTGGGCTGCCGAAAACGACGCTGCGGCGTATACTTGGACGTGCCGCATGAGCGATTCGACGACCAAATGGCAAGAGGGCCGTTGGTGGCGTGTGCTGGCGCCGGATGGGTCGCTGTGGTGTGAAACCGGGGATGAGGAGGAGGCGCGCGCCGCAGTCCGTCCCGGCGACAGCTTGCAACATCAATGGAGACGCGAAGAGTCCGAGTGGCGGCAGGTTGAATGATCGTCTACGGCGTCTGGACACACGAATGGGAGGATTCCTGCCTCCATGCGCTCTACATGACCCGTGAGCAGGCCGAGAAGCACTGCGACGCTTTCAACGCCGATCCGATGATTCAGGGAGCCCGGCAGAATGACCCGGCTGGCTATGACCGGTGGCACGCACGCCGTACCTACTCCACGTGCTCCGGGTGGTTGAGGCGGTCAGCGACGAGGCGAAGGTCGTCGCGGCGCTACTCGGCCTCATCGAGAAATGGCTCCAGTTCAAGCTTCAGGCCATCGACCACAAAGGAGCAGGATGAGGAAGATACCGACGCTGTTCAAGCGCGACTCGGAGGACATGCGCCACCTGCTGCCGGAGGTGACGCCAGGCTGCGAGTGGGTGCTAGCCGGTGAGGGCGTCGCCACTCGCAAGTACGACGGGACGTGTTGCATGTTCGACGGCGACCGCTGGTGGGCGCGCAGGGAGGTCAAGCCCGGCAAGCAGCCACCCGAGAACTTCCAGCCCATCGAGACGGACGAGAACACGGGCAAGACGGTCGGCTGGGAGCCGATCGAGCAATCCGGGTTCGCGAAGTGGCACACGCAGGCGCTGAGCTTCCCAGAGTTCCAAGACCCACCGGCCGGCACCTACGAGCTGTGCGGGCCAAAGATCAACAGCAACCCGGAGGGCTTCAAGGCGCACGTACTGGTCGCGCACGCCGAGGCGCATCGACTCCTTGACCGCCCCACCGAGTTGACGTTCGAGACGATCGCCGAGTGGGTGCAGAGACGCAGCTTCGAGGGCATCGTCTGGCACCATCCTGACGGCCGGATGGCAAAGATCAAGCGCCGGGATTTCGCGTGAGTCTCGCCCAGCAGATACGGAGCATCCCCCTGTGCTGATCCACCCGGCGACCTTCGAGGCCATCAGGCGTACCGCCCTTCGCGAGCTGCGGCTACCCGTACGGTACGGCAAGCCGGGTGACCGGTGGGACCCGCAGTTGAAGCGCTGCCCGATGCGACCCCAAGGCGTCTACACCCTGAAGCCCCGCGTGCCGTTCGACCAGTACCGGGAGCGAGCTGCACGGCAGCCCACACGAGCCCGAGCGGTCCTGGCGCTAATCGACCTCTGCGACCGCCCAACGAAGACCCTGAGGATCACGGTCTTGGACAACGGCGTCCAACGTGATGGCGACTGGTGGCTGGTGCGGTTTGAGAAAGGCGCCCACGACAAGACCGACCGCGCACGTCTCCTCCGTGCTACCGCACCCGTAGCCCCCGTCTGCACAGCCGTCCTGACCACAGGTCCACGGAAGGGCAAGCCGTGTGGCCGCGCGTTCCCAGACATCGACTACCTGACGGGCAGGCCGATCACGACCTGCACATGCGGAGCGCCTCGTCCGAAGGAAACCGTCGAGGACCGCGGGTACACTGCCCGCAAGGCCGTGGCGATGAAAAGCGAGGGCGAGGCCGTGCTAGAGACCGTGCAGGACCGCATCACCGAGCGCGCCGAGGAGAACCACACCAACGGCTACATCCTCCAGCGAGAGCGACTGCTCGCCGTCGTCGCAGAGATCAGGGCTTATGCGCGCACCCCGGAGACAATCAAGACTCTGCGCGGCGTCGAACGCCAAGTCAAAGCCCTCGACCGCAAGATGATGGCCGCATGACCCTTCCGTCGGAGGGCCTGTTACGATCGCGGCAGCGCAGGCTGATCATCCCCGCCATACGCGTTGGGAAAGCGGCCGTCCAGAGTGTGGGTGCTAGGCACGCCGCGCTCAGGTGCTCACGCGCACACCCGGGAGCGCTACGTGGACCTGTATGAGCTGGCGCAGCGACTTGGCAGGCTTGCGCTCTGGGATAGGGCCGCGCCGTTGCTTGCCTTTGGCACCCTTTTGTCGGGTGCCGGGGTTGGTGGCTGGGTGGCAAAGGAAAAGCTCAGTGGGGATGCGCTCCTTGCCGTGGTGCTGGGCGCAGCATTGCTCGTTGGCGGCTTGCTGCTTCGCGATCAGAAGCGGCAAGATATTCGCGCGCTGCACCAAGACATTCAGAGGCGGCTATGCGTGTACGACGAAGACCCTCGCGTCAAGGCAATCCAGGCGAAATACGCACAGCAGGATCGGGAAGCCTTTGACAAGACGGGGCGGGGGCTGTTGGTGCGGAGCGTCCGGATGTACTTCGGCTATAGGCGACGACGGAGGGCCCAAAAGGCCAACGATGCTTGACGCACGTACTTGTGGCGGGCTACGCCGCCACTGCCAGGGCGCGCTCCCTGCTCAGTGCGCTCGATAGCTGCGAGAGGATCGTGAGATCGGCGTGTAGCCGCACGCGCTCGATCCTGCGCACGCGGAGCGGCGCCAGCGCCCATTCGTTCTTGAGCCTGCCGAACGCGCGCTCCACGGACGCACGGCCCCGATACAGGCCCTTCCACGCAGCGTAGCTTGCAAACCCACGCCAGGGGGCAGGATTCGGCCTCCGGAAGCGAAACTCAAGGAGGGCTGATGGATTCAGACGCTATCGAACTGCCCGAGTCTCGGGTCACTTTCCCTGGCCCGTTCTCTCAGCACGGGGTCGTCGTCTCGGGCTGGAGCGTGCCGTTTCTGCACGCCCAGGTCCATGACGGCGGCATGATGACGGTCGTGCTCGATGACCGCTTCGGGATCGAGCTAACGGTCGCCGAGGCAGAGCGTGTCGTGCCGTTCGTGGCGGACGCAATCGCCATTGCGCTCGGGTACAACGCGCACCCGAGCGCAGACGACGACCTCTCACCCGTTCTGTCGCCACACCCCAAGCCTCAGCGGGTTATGGCGATCGCCCGGTTCGACTCAGACGCGCTCTAGAACTCGGGAAGCTCATCGAGATTGTCTTCCCTCGACCGGTCACGGTCAGGCTACGCAAGCACTGAGCTAGCTCGACCCCTACTCGCGCCGGGTATGAAAGTCGGGGATGATCACTAGACGACCCGCTCCAGGTCAAAAATCCCCCCATTCTTGCTTTAAGCTGTTGGGGGTGGCGGTTCGGGGGACCACATATGAGCGTGGGTATGGCCCGGAGCATTTGCGTGAACGTGCGCGTGTGGCGCGTGTGGTTGAGGCTGGTGGCGCGTTTTGCGTGCAGTGCGGTGGCTGGATTGAGCCGGGGTCGCGCTGGTTTCTTGGGCATGACCATCGGAATGGTGGCTATGCGGGGCCTGAGCATTCGGGGTGTGGGGTGGGGGAGCGGAATCGGCGTGTGTTGGGGGGGCGTAGGAGCCGGTCGAAGGCGTGGTGGTGATGGCCCCTCGCAAGACGCCGAGTAAACCGTCGGCGCCCGTGGTCGATCTCTACGCTGAGGGAGCGCGAGTCGTCAGCGTGTTTGGCAAAGGCGCCCGGGTGTTGATCGAAATGTCCGCCGAGGCTGCGCGACCGATGTTCCCGGAGCCGTTCAGCATGTCGGCGAGGGCGAACGTGATCGATGCGGCTGAACGCGATGTCGCGGCGGTCCGTAAGCGCGCCAAGGATCTGGGCGACTCGGCTCTCGCTGCATCGGCGGTGGCGCTCGCCCGCGAAATCGAGCATCCCTACAACTCGGCGACCTCAAAGAGCATGTGCGCGCGGGAGATGCGCGATACTCTGGATCGGCTGCGAGAGCTGGCGCCGAAGGAGGTCCCGGATGACCGGCTCGACGATATTGCTCGCCAGAGAGCGAAGCGCCGCGCCAGTTAGGGGCCACCAGCAAGCCCGGATTTTCCACGCTCCACCGTTCGCGTCCTCGACGGGGTTGGAAGCGATCGACCTGGGGAAGATGGCTGGGCTGATCCTCGATGAATGGCAGTCCACGCACCTGATCGCTGGCCTGGGGGAAACCTTGGAGGGCCGGTGGGCTGCGTTGGAGGTCGCGGAGGTTGCACCGCGGCAGAACGGGAAGAACGGGGAGCTTGAGGTCCGGCAGTTGACGGGCCTTTTCTTGCTCGAAGAAGATCTTCAGATCCACTCGGCGCACATGGCGGACACCAGCGTCGAGCAGTTTCTACGCCTGGAAGCGTTGATCGATGGGACACCGGAGTTCAGCCGGCGCGTGAAGAAAATGGATCGCGGAAAGGGCAGCGAAGCGATCCAGCTCCACCGGCATCCAAAGACCGGCCGCGCACCACGGCTCAGGTTCCGTACACGCACCGGGGGTGGTGCTAGGGGCTTCTCTGCGGACACGGTGTACCTAGACGAGGCCTACGATTGCCCGCAGGCGTTCCACGGCGCGCTGATGCCCGTCGTGTCGGCGAAGTCGATCACGGGCAACCCGCAGCTCTGGTATTCGAGTTCGGCGGTGGACCAGGAAATCCACCCGGATGGGATTGTCCTCGCACGGCTGCGTGAGCGCGCGCTGCGGGGCGGTGACCCGTCGCTCGTGTATGCGGAGCACTCGGTGGATGCGGAGGGGCCCGATCAGGTGACGCCGGAGATGGCCGTGGACGTGGAGCGGTGGGCGGAAGCTAACCCCGCCTTGGGGGTCAGGATCTCCGTGGAGCATGTTGCGATGGAGCAGCGCTCTATGAGCGCCCGCACGTTCGCCGTCGAGAGGCTTGGCGCGGGGGATTGGCCCGACACGGACGAGTCGGCTAAACGGCCGATCAGCCCCGAGGCGTGGGATGCGTGTGCTGACCCGGAGTCCGCACCGACGGGGCCGTTCGCCTTGGCGTTCGATGTTGACCCGAACCGCACCCGGTCTTGTGTAGCGATCGCCGGGCACCGGATGGATGGAAAGCTCCATGTTGAGGTGCTGGAGCACAAGCGGAACACGAACTGGATCGCTGATCTGATCGAGGCCGTGGCTGCGAAGAATGCGCCAGCGTCCATAATCGTGGACGTGTCAGGTCAGGGCGCTGCGCTGCTCCCCGACCTAGCGAAACGCCGGATTGAGGTCACCCCGGTCTCGAAAGCGGAGCACGCGCAGGGCTGTGGGATCATCTTCGATGCCGTCAAAGACGGCGAGCTGCGGCATCTCGGGACCCCCGAGTTGAAAGAGGCGATCCGCGGCGCGATCAAGCTGAAGCTCAGCGACCGCTGGGCATGGTCACGGACGGACAGCACGGTCGATATCACGCCGTTGGTGGCGGTCACGCTGGCGTTGTGGGGCGCTCAGACGCTCGCGGTGCCGGGTGACGCGAAAGTCATCGACCTGAACGACTACGTCTGAGGGGGGAGTGTGCATCGAGGCCAGGCGCGCCACTGGATCTCGGGCTCTGCCCTCTCGTCTTCGGGGCAACGGTGATGCACCGAGGCAGTGCGCTCGCCATCAACGGTCCACGTTTCGACATAGACACCGAACGCGCGGCCCTTCGGCTCAAGCTGGTTCGCAGCAGCAATGGACGCTGCCTGCTCGCTGGAGAAGACGCCAGCAACCCAGCAGTCGTCGTAGCGGATGCAGTGCAGGATGTAGATTGGAGAACTGCTCACGCGGCCTGGCGCTCTTCGAGGTCGCGGAGCGTGTCATCGCAGTTGATCTCGCCGTCGTCGCGGGCCTTGCGGAGCGCATAGCGGAAGTCGGCGATCACATCGCTGCCCGTCATGCCTTCTTCTCCTTCGGTGGTTTGCAGACCGCACAAGAGCACGTAGGACGATGAGCGACGGCCGCTTGGGCGCGTGACATGGGCTCCAGCATCGCGAACCCACCTGATGTCTTCTCGCCGGGGCGCAGCAGCAGTTCACCATGCCCCGGCATGAGGGCTTCGATGAACTTGCCGCGCGAGAGCTCGCCACGGTCGGTGTCGATGTGCTCGATGAAGTCGGCGTCGAAGCTGATCGTCAAGTTGCGTCTCATCGGTCGAACGCTCCGGTCTCGAACTGCTGCCCATTGGACTGGAGCCGGAACTGTTTGGTTTTCCCCTCGTAGGTGAGGATGAGGCCGTTCGTCCACTGCCAGCGTCGGCCAAGGTAGCCCATCAGTACCTCGGGAAGGCATCGGGAGCCGGGGATGCAGCGAATCAGGTCTACGGCCTGCTCGTCGGAGAGATTGATCCCGTGGACCGGCCCGAAGAAGTAGCTCTCCGGGGCGTCGGTCGCAACAGCTTTGTCCAAGCCCTCACCCATCCTATGTAAGTATAACCAGAAAGGGGGCCTCATGGAGGCTTCAATTGCTGACCCCGCAGTCCAGTCAGAGGCACCCGAGGCGCCAGCTCCCGTTGAGCCCGAGATGGCCCCGGAGCCCGACATTCCACCGGCCGAGCCGGGCAGCATCGAACTCGTCACAGGCAAGACGATCAACCTGCGAGACGTCGCACCCGTGGTCGCCGCTTTGAACGGTGAGGGCCTTCCCGCGCCCGACGCGGTGCTCCACCTGGAAAACCCGAACGGCTCGCCGTACAACGTGCGGGCCTCCGCGATCATCGCCTACGAGTAATGCGCTGGAACGAGTGGTCCGGGGAACCGTGGTTCGTGAACAGCAGCGACGCGGCGAGCCCTGAGCGCATCCAGGTCATCGAGCCCGCAGCGACGCCCGCGAAGAAGAAAGCCAAGGCTAAGGCGAAGCCCAAGAAGGTGCCGTTCGGGTTCGCCCGCGAACTGCCGAAGCGGAAGAAACGCAAAGGCTGATGCTCTCGAACCTGCTTGAGCTATCCGGCCTCGCCAGCCTCGTCGCCGGAGTGGACTACCTCACCAACCCCGGCTGGGCGCTGATCGCTGCCGCACCGTGCTTGTTGTTTCTTGGGGTTGCAGCGGACAACGTGCGGCTCAAGCGGGCGACGGCCGTGTGGGTCAAGGCTCGGGGTCTGCTTGCTCGACGGCGCTTGGAGCGGCAGCAGCGACGGGCTCAGCAGGCCGCTTGATTGGCCGTTTGATCCATCCCCTAAGTCTACCCCGAGGGGGTGATGCCCGTGTCATCGATGGTACGCCGGGCGGTCGCCAACGTACTTGAGGCACGCGGCGCCAATCCTTTTTTGGAATGGGGAAGCACCGCGCCGCCAGCACCAGGCTCGGTTGGTGGGTCGGTTGGTGGGTTGCATGTCACGACGGAGAGCGCGAGCCAGATCGCGGCCGTGTACGGCTGTTGCGCCCTTCTCGCGGACTCCGTGGCCTCCCTGCCGCTCAGGGTGCTCGACAAGCCCGCTAACCAGGTCACAGCGAAAGAAACCAAGCTCCCACCGCTGCTGGAACGACCATACGAGCCGATCAGCCTCACGGACTGGCTCGTCATGTTCATCTGGGCGCTGGCCCTGCGAGGCAACTTCTTCGGGCAGATCATCGAACGGGACGACATGGGGTACCCCACCCAGATCATGCCCGTCTCACCCGACGTGGTGCGGCCCGAAGTGAAGCTGAACGGCGAGGTCTTGTGGTTCTTCGCGGGGAAACCCATCCCCACCGAAGACGTCTTCCACGTCCGCTATCAGACGATGCCAGGCCATCTCCTCGGCCTCAACCCGATCCAGGTGATGAAGTATTCGTTCGGTGTCGCCCATGTGATGGATGTGTTCGCAGCGAACGTGTACGCCAACGGCGCGGACCCGCGAGGCGTGATCGAAGTCCCGAACGGGTTGAGCGAACCCGCTACGAAGCAGATGGCGGCGTCGTGGAACGCGGCGCACCAGGGGCCAGCCAAGTCGAGTTTGCCGGCGGTGTTGACGGAGGGCGCGAAGTTCAACCCGATCCAGCTCAGCCCCGCCGACCAGCAGCTTCTTGAAGCCCGCAAATACTCTGCGGAGGAAATCAGCGGGGTCATATTCCGTATCCCCCCGCACATGGTCGGCTTGAACGAACGCAGCACGAGCTTTGGGCGTGGCATCGAGCAGCAGGAGCGCACCTTCGTCGCCAACTGCCTGGTGGGCTACACCTGCCGGGTGGCGCGCGCACTAACGGAATGCCTGCCGCCAAGGAACTTCGTTGACTTCGATATCAGCCATCGCATTCGGGGCAGCGAACTAGAACGCGCACAGACGGGTTCCCTTTTGATGCTGGGTGGTATGACGATCGCGGACGAGATCCGCGGCAAGTTCTTCGACATGCCCCCGTTGCCGAACGGTGAAGGTAAGAAGGTGTTCACGCCGATCAACACGGAGCTGTTGGAAAAAGCGTTGCAGGAATTGAAGGAAGCGGAAAAGCACGAAGACGACCCGCCGCCCGCGCCATTCGGAGCCGTGCCGCCTGAAGGCGAAGTTGAAGCGCCGAAGGCGAACGGTAAAGGCCCCAAGAAGAACGTGCCGGTACCCACGAAGTGAGGTGCAAATGTCCGATGATGAGATACGCGCAGAGGCAGAGCTACGCGCCAAGTACACCGACGCGCAGGTCGAAACGCTCGGCAAGGAAGGGAAGGCGTACAAAAACCCGGACGGCCATTACAGCTTCCCGATCGCGGACACCGCCGACCTCTCGAACGCCGTGCAGGCACTCGGGCGAGCCCCGGATGCTGTGCGTGACGCGGTGAAGGCGTACATCAAGGGGCGTGCTGAGGCGTTGAAGGCGACAGCAAGCCTCCCCGAAAGCTGGCGTGCGGCCGAGACCGACGCCGAGACGCGCGTACTCAAGCCTGGCATGGAGGTCTGCCCGACATGCGGGGGCGACGGGACGGACGACGCTACCTGCGAAACGTGCGAAGGGACCGGGGAAGTCGAAGCTGGCGGCCAACAGCACAACTCGGCAGACGATGCGGAGCTGGAGCGCCGTAAGCGTGTCCGGGAAAGCATCGAGGGTACCGTCGAGCGCCGCGACTTCACAGCCGAAGTCGAGATCCGCGAAACGTCCGATGGTGGGCTGCGGTTCTCGGGGTACGCGAGCACGACGGAGATCCCGTACATGGTCGGCCGGTTCGAGGAGACCTTCGCACGGGGGGCGTTCCGGCGCTGCTTGGGCGAAGACCCGGACGTGGTGCTGCTCATCAACCACGAAGGACTCCCGCTAGCTAGGACTCGCTCGGGCACGATGACGTTGAGCGAAGACACCCGTGGCCTGAAAGTGGACGCGGACCTCGATCCATCCGACCCGGATGTGCAGGCGTTGGTGCCGAAGATGAAACGCGGCGACCTGACGGAAATGAGCTTCGCGTTCAAGGCCACCGACGACGATTGGACGGACGGTGACCGCAAACGTGTCGTACGGGCCGCGACGATCCATAAGGGCGACGTGAGCATGGTCACGCACGGCGCGAACGCGGACACGTCGGGCACCATCACGATGCGCTCCGATGCCGGCGCGTTCGAGCTGCGGATCGACGAGGACCGCATCGGGAAAGCCCTCAGTAACGCGAAGAAACAGAAACTCGAAGCGATCAAGGGCGAAATCGATGACATTCTTGGCGCCCCCGACGAGCCCGACCCCACGCCGCCGCTCACAGCGGACCCGCTGGCGGTCTTGATCCCGACGGGCGTGGAGGCCGAGCGGGCGCGTAGGGCGAAAGCGATAGCGAGGGCCGCGTGATGGAGGCGATCAAGCTGCCCGAGCCCATCAAAACGAGCATCAAAGGGTGCGCGCGGTGTCACGGCGACGGTCACGAGGGCTTGACCTTCAAACCGCTGACCTTCCCGCTGGAGTTAGAGGACGGCGAACCGCCGATGACCCACTGGTGCCCGTGCCCGAGGAATGGCGAGCCGATCATGCTCTGCATACGCCAGACGGAGGGGGAGTGATGGAGACCACAACCGCTGAGCGTCTACAGGAGCAGCCCACCCAGGAGGAGCGCGCCCTTGCGGAGACCGCGGAGGCGAACGCGCACCGCCATGTCCGGGAGCCCTTGGTGTACCAGTTCGACGGCCGCAGCTACCTGTCTGACCTGGCGCTGGCTGAACCGCGCTATGGCGGCAACACGGCCGCCCGGGAGCGCCTGGCGCAGCATGGGCGCCAGATGGACGCGATGCCGAAGTACGAGACGCGGAGCTTGGAGGGCGCGGAGTTCGAGTACCGCGTGAACCCGTCTTTGAAGATCGGATATGGCGGCGAGTTCGCCCCGCCGTGGTGGGTGAACGAGATGTTCGCGACGGCTCGCCGGTCGAGCCCCGTATTGCAGCGCCTAATCCCGACGTTCGACCTGCCGAGGGGCGTGTCGTCGGTGAACCTGCCGAGGGTCATCACGGGCTCAACGGTCAGTACACAGGTCCCGAACTCTCCGGTGGATAGCTTAGGGTTCACGACAGAAGCGGCATCGTCCCCCGCGGTGATCTTTGCGGGTATCTCGGACTGGCCTATCGAGAGCCTGGAGCAGTCCCCGATTGGCGCTCACCTGGACTGGGTGGTCTTCAAAGACATGTTCGAGTCGTCTGACTTCGATGTGGAGAAAGCGTTTATCAACGGGCTGGGGCCTAAATACGAAGAATGGTATGGCCTCATCGAACTCTCCGGGACGAACGAAGTTGTGTACACGAGCGGGTCGCCCACGGGGACCGCGATGGTCCCGAAGATCGGCGAAATCCTCGCCCAGGTCGGTGTGAAACGCCGCAAACCACCGGAAGCGCTTGTGGTGAACACGAGCCGCTTCTTCTGGCTAGCGACCTCTGAGGATAACTCGAACCGGCCGCTGAGTATTGAAGACTATCCTGACTCCGACTTTCCTAATGCGGGCTTTGCGAGCGTCGGCGTGTACCTGGATGATGCGATCCAGCCCGTGTACGGCGCTACCAAAGAACAGGATGCGATCTTCGCGCTGCGCCCGAAGGACATGGTGTTGTTCGACTCGGCGCCCGTCACGATGATCGAGTCGGATGTGCTCTCGGGAACCCTGGAAGTGCGGTTCGCTTTGCGCAGGACTGTTGCGGCGATCCTCGGCCGGTACCCTTCGGGTGTCTCCAAGCTTGTCGGTACTGGCATGACGCCAGTAGAAGGGTTCAAGTGATGCCCCAAGTAGGTGACAGGATTAGTGAAGTAACGACGTCGAGCCCGAATACCTTTGTCGTAGAATCCGCGAGTAAAGAAGTCCTAAAAGCGAACGAAAACCGCAACGGGTGCCAGTTCGTCAATATTTCTTCTAACGCGATCTACCTCGGGCTAGGTAAAACGGCTAAAGCAGAAGAAGGGATTCTGATCGCCAAGGAAGGCGGCTCTTGGAACGGAATGATAGGCCCCATGGTCTGGACGGGCTCCGTTACTGCGATTGCTTCTAGCAATAGCACGCTGACGGTCGTAGAGGTCTGATGCGCTGGGTGATACTGCTAGCCATCCTGGTCGGCCTATCGGGGTGTGCGGCGAGGAAGCGATATGGGGATGTAGTCAACCCCGGACCGTGCGTGGTGGGCGCCCATGGGGTCTGTAACCCCGTCGTCAAAACGACGCACACTGGATGCTTCGAGAACCCCGAAACGGAAGGCACCACACGCCTCACTGGCTGTACGAGTGGCCCGCTCGCCGGCGGGGCGTTCCCGTCCCCTGAAAACGTGGGGGCCGAAGCAGCCACGGGGAAGAAATGCTCCGAACTGGCGAGCATGACCCTCGTGGAACTCGAAAGCTACTTGGGGAGCCATAAAGAAGTCAAAGAAAAGGACATTTCGGTCCCCGAAGGCGGCTCGGTGTACCTGGAAAATCAGGGCAGCGGGTGGCTGTTCAACAAGGACTGCCTCAAGGCGGATGTCCCGAAAGACGGGACGGCGGTCATCCAGATCCTCGGCACGACGGTCTTCACACTGGAAAACTCCACGGTCGAAGGTGTTCACCAGAACACCGAATATATCGATGACGGCGTGAAGGGCGAAAACCTCAGCGGGGGCGACTCGAACCTCAAAGTCACCAAAGACGTCTTCCGGTCCTGCGTCGAGTGCCTGTTGGGCGAAGCGGAAGCGAAGGAAAGCTATATCCTCGCGAACGCCGATCTCCCGGATGCGTCGCAGCACCGCGAGGACTGGTACGCCAACGAAACCTCGGTGGTCGCGAAGAAGGACACGCTGCTGAACCCCGAAAACAACGTCGCGATCATCTTCCTGAACACCAACGAAGAAACGAAACCGGCGTGCAAAGACCACATGACCGTCGAAGAAAGCCTGGTCGCTGGCGCGAAAGAGCAGTTCTCGATGTGCGGGAAAGTCAAGAGCAGCGGCGCTGGTACTTCTACGGCGGTCATCAGAGGCAACCGTTTTGCTCGCTGCCTCGGTGCCGAAGGAACCTCGGGGGGTGACTACCTCTGCAAAGGCGCGAACACCGGCAAATGGAATCAAGGATTCGATGAATATGGCTATTTCCCGCGCGGCGGCTCGCAAAGTATCTGGGGCTGCCCGACCGTAAGCGAACCGTCCTATTGCCCATCGGGTGCAAACTTCATCTGGTCGGGCAATGTCTGGGACAACAACAACGCGAGCGTATCGCTCGTCGAAGCCGAATCATAGTACCCGCGTTGGACTCCGCGATGGCCGTTGGACGCCGTTACACGCGCACCGCCGCCTGAAGTCGAGCACCGCCCGGAGATAACCACCCAAGCCCCCATCGGGGGCATCTCCCGAAAGGAAGGATCATGGCTACAGTAACAGCGGAGCCTACGGTTCTCGATGGGCTCAAAGACCAGCGTGCGGAGATCAGCACGAAATGGGATGAGCTGATCGACAGCCGCGAGAAGGAGCGCGTCGAGTTCGACGAGCGGATGAAAGCAGAGAAGGACGACGAGCGGCCCTCCGAGGAGGAGCGCGACGCTTACAACGCCGCCGAGGAAGAGTTCAAAACAGAAAGCCGCGAGTTCGATCGCCAGGACAAAGCGATCAACGAGCGAATCGACACTCTCCAGAAACGCGCGGAGCGCCGCAAGGTTGCGGACGCGCACACCATCGACGCGGAAGTTATCTCGGAGCCGATGGTGTATCGCAAGGACAACGCGCACGAGGTCAGCTTCTTCCGCGACCTGATCGGCTCGGAGAACAGTCTGCGGGGCCGGTTCCAGCCGGACGGCGGTTGGGCTGCGGCGGACGAACGGCGCGAGCGGCACGGCAAGATGATGGAGGAGACCGTCGAGAAGCGCGAGAAAGCAGCACAGCGCGCGGCGGAAGACCAGCTCCAGGCCGCGGAGCGTGAGTTCCGAACCAGTCTCGGCCTCAGTGGCGATCTGACGACCTCTCCGTTTGAGCGTCGGGCGTTTGAACAGCGCGCCAACCCGTCGCGTGCCCCCGGCTCCGGCGGGGAATTCGTGCCGCCATTGTGGCTCGTGGAGGACGATTTCATTCCGGCGCTTCGTGCTGGGCGTGTCATTGCCCCCCTGTGCCGCAATATGCCGGTGCCGTTGGGGACGGACACGATCAAACTTCCGAAGATCAAGCTCGGCGCGGAAGTCGCACCGCAGCTCGCGGATAACGCCGGGGTCGCCTCACGGGACATCGAATCGGAATACGTCGAAGCTGCCGTGAAGACGTTGGCGGGCCAGGAGGACGTAGCGATCCAGTTGATCGAGCAGTCTCCCGGCCAGGTGTTCGACCGTGTCGTCCAGGAAGACCTGCTGGCGGACTACCACCTGAAGCTCGACCAGAACGTGTCCTACGGGCAGGGCCTGAACTACACGACCCTGAACGCCGGCACCATCCGGGGACTGTTCCCCTCGGTTGGCGCCGGGGCGAACGAATGGAAAGCGGGCCGCAGGGAATCCACGTCGGCTCTCACACCGCAGGTGATGTTCGCTGCGATGGGCGCCAACTGGTCGCATATCGCTAAGGAACGCTTCAACGTCCAGAACGTCCACCATGTCATCAACCCGGCGTTCGGCGCGTACCTCGCGTCGGCGACGGACACCGAATCGGAAAAGGGACGGCTGCTCGTCAACGCCTCGGACTTCCCGAACTTCAATATTGCGGGTGAGCTCGCGGCGGACACGGAAGCTGAGGGGTTCCTGTTGAAAACCCCGCTCGGGCCGTCGGTGTACCAGTCGGCGAACATCCCGCCGATCCTGCCGTCCGCGAACAGCACAGCGACCGGCAGCTCCGCGAGCATCATCGCGGCAGCGAACAAAGCAGTGGAAGCCCTCATCACATCGGGCTCCGAACTGTTCTCGTACTGCCTGACAGCGAAGTTCGATGACATCTGGTTCTTCGAGTCGGACCTCCGCGCCCGGGTGCTGCCCGAGGTCGTGTCCGGCACATTGCAGATCCGGTTCCAGGTGTATGCGTACATTGCGCTGCTGGTGCGTTATGGCCCGTCGTTGCAGTTCGCTGGCGGGAAACCGTTCAAGGTGGGCACGTCTTTCTCGGCTGCCCCGACCGAACCGACCCTCGGCGGCTACGCCTTCTAAAGGAGAAGACATGTCTGATCTCGTCAGCGGACGGTTTCCGCAGCAGAACCCCCTGTGGAGCATTTGGGGGCAGCAGAATAACATCGCGCAGAGCGATGTCCCGATGTGGACAAATGCTGCACCCGGTAGCGCGATGGTTGCGACTGCTGCCGCGTTGAAAACGGCTGAAATCACAACGGTCCCGATCGCCCTTCCGTATGGGGTGGAAATCAACAAGATCGGGGTTCGTTCGACCTCGGCATCCACGGAAGGCGGCGAACACTTTTTCGTCGCCCTGTACTCCGGACTCTCCACATTGGTGTCCGGGGAAGACACGACCCTCCCCGCGCTGTTGGCCCAGAGCAAAGACGCTACGGGTGCAACGCTAATCGGGAAAACGGAAACATATGAAGCGGAACTCGAAAAACCCGTCCTGGTCGAACCCGGGAACGCACCGCATGGGTGGCTGTACGTGTCACTGTACGCGGTGGCATCCACGGCCGTCCCTGGGCTGGCAACGATCGAAACGGCGGCTACGGCGCTGACCAAAGCGTCGTCCGGGGCGAAACACTACCCGTGGTTCTCGGGTGCCCCGCTGCCGTGCTTCAAAACGGCGCTCTCGGCAACCGGTACGGCCCCGGCGAAACTGGAAACGTTCACGCTCCAGGCCGCCGCGCCTGTCGTGTTCCTCAAGTAGCGATGCGGGTAGTTGAGACAGGGCGTGCCGCGAAGATAGCGATGTTCCGCGAGACCCGGGCTAACGCTCGGGCTCGCGGGGATCGCGGCATTGTCCGCAATATGGATGTCGAACTCGCCCGCATGGGCGTGGGGGAGACGGCTATGGAGACCACGCAGGACGCGACTGTGATGGAGACAGTGGTCCCCGAGAAGCCGCGCCGGGGTCGCCGTCCGATGCCGCGCTGTGAGCATGACGTGATCGCGGCGAGGTGCCCTGAGTGCATGGAGGAGGTCGCATGATGCCACTCCAGGGGAACCCGATGCCCGCGCGCCCCCCAGAGAATGTGGTCGCGTACCGCGACCGACGAGCGCCCGGCGTCATCCGCATCTTGGAGGGCCGGTACACGATCCGCCTCCACAGGGACTATGGCTCATGGCTGTCCCCGTGGTGGGCGACGATCATCGTGGGGATCGGGTGCCCCGAGAACGGCGTGAAGAGTGCTAGGTCGCGCGAACGGCTGGTGGCGAAGTGTGAACGGTACTGTCGCCGGGACGCGCGGAGGCGCGGCCTCGTCGATGAACCGATCATCCGTATCGAGGGACCCTGATGGCTGGCAGTCTTACCTTGGGCGGCATGGCTGACGGCCTGTTGATCGGCCAGGTTACGGTAGGCCCCAACACGGTCTCGGGGAAAGCGGCGATCAGCGAGATCATCAACTGCGAACTCGCTCCCAACACGGACTTTGTGGTGAGGGTGCCGGGGGAAGCGGTGCAGGTCGCGGGGATCTTCACGATCGGCGGCGAACAAGTGTCGCAGGTCACGTTGCGTACAAACCTCGACAGTGGGGATACGGGGCTGGCGATGCTCGCACAGGGGTTCTTCTCGCTCCCGTTGGCGTCCGGGGTCACAGAACTGCGGTTCAGGGCCGTGTCGCCGCCGGACACTTTTCAAGTCATTTTTATCTAGCTAGGAGGCCAAATGTTCGCATCGGATACCGAGCGTCGGGTCCTGGGTCATCTCCCCGTCTGGGCTGCGGACGAGGAGGCTTTTATCCGGGCGGAGCTTGATGGCGGAGCGAAGGAGAGCGTCCGCTCGTACAGCGTGGGGGAGCTGACGGCGCGACTGCTGGGAGATCGGAGTATCCCGGGGCGCACCGAAGACCAGGTAGCAGCCTTCCTAGGGGGGCTGCGAGAGAGGGGTCTGGCGGAGGAGACGGATGGCCGGTGGAAGATGACAGAGGCCGGCTTGGATGCCCTTGGGGCGCCAGCACTGGCGGACCATGAACAGACCCCTGGGCCTGTACAAATCGGAATCGGAGGCTAGGCAATGTCGGGTTTCAGCCAAGCGTACGCGACAAAAACCCTTGAACATGTGTCGGGGAAGAAAGAACTCACACTGCCCGTGATGTGGCTGGCGTTGCTAACCGTGGTACCGACTAACAGCAACACGGGTGCCACGATCACAGAGGCGACCTACACGGGGTATGCCCGCAAGGAAGTTCCAGCGTCGGTGTTGAACTCCGCTGTCGCTGGGACGCCGAGTTCGATCAACAACAAAGAAGCCTTTACGTTTGCCGCCTGTACCGGGGGCACTTCGACGATCATCGCGTGGGCGGTGTGCGACAATAAAGAAACGGGCAAAGGGAACGTCATCATGTGGGGGACCGCCGCATCCACGGTGATCTCGACTACTCAGACCCCGGCGTCTATTGCGGCGGAAGTTCTCTCCCTGACCTTGGTGTAACCCGATGGCGCTTTCCGTCTTCCCGTGGAAAAACAAAGGTGAACCGGAACCGACCGCGCTCGACCGGCAGAACCTGAATGCCGCCGAAGAAGCTTTGGCCGCGCAGGTGACTAGCGGGGCGATACCGCTGCCGAGTTCGGTGGATACCGGCCTCACCAAATCACACGGCGAAGTCGAAGGGGAAATCTCCCCGTCACTCACCGAAGGGACAACCTACGTCGAGAACCATACCTACGTCGCCAAGGGTGCCGTCACGCTGGTGCCCCCGACGGGCGCCAGGCCGGAAACGAGTGTCGTGCTCGCGAAGGTCACCCAGAACGCCGCGGGTGGTCACGCTATCGCGGTATCCAACGCCTTCACGGTCCTCAACGGGCCTCTCCCTGCGACTAACACGGGGCCGAACGAACAGAACACCTATGTGCTCCTCACGATGGACGGGGGTGCCCATTGGGCGATCCTGTGCTCACCGAGGGGCGAAAAGGGAGAAACGGGGTCCGAAGGCTTCAATCCTCTTGTATTGCTGCGATTGTCTGCCGTTAAAACCTATACAACCCCCGAAGCCGGAACGAACGAAGAACGGGCGGAGGTCGCGAACAACGATGCTGCGAGCCCGCGAGCTGCTGCGATCACCGCCCTGGCGGTCCCGAGCGGCACTCCCGTGTTGGCGGCGATTCCTACATCGCCTAAAACGAAAATCAATGCCGTAGTTTTCGCTGTGGATGCCCTGGAGACTGAACCAACCAAACGAACCCACCTGTGGGTCGCTGTACTCAACGCCAAATATGAATTGCTCGGGCACAGCGCTGACTTTACTTCAGCGACAAATGTACCGTTGAAAGCCAATACGCCATGCGCCTTGAAGCTAGAAAGCCAAATTGAATCGGGGTCGGCTCCTGAATTGCTTTACGCGGTTCTGTGCGAGGTTGTGACGTCCGGGACCTGCATCTCACTGTACAGCCGGGAAATCCAGAACAACTTGCAGATCCAATCCCCTCGGACCGCTGCGCTAGGAAATACAGGCCAGACGATACCTAGCTCACTTCCTTCGCCCGTGACTCCTGCAGCCTTGGAAGTGGGCGGTAAATTTCTGCTCCCTCGTATGGGCTTCGCATAATGAGCTCGCTCCTCTTCAGCGGAAGTGCGTTCGGCGTGTCCGCGGCTACTCCGATTAGCCTATTCGCGCCGACCAACATTTTTCAGCGGGACATGACGAAAGCCCCGCGTGCCGCGAGTCAAGAACTGGCACTTATGCTCGCCAACCAGATGCATTACACCGACCCGGCGTACAGCTACAACGCGGAAGCGGCCCCCAACTTCTATGGGTCCGCGTACACGGGCGGCAAGATACCGGGGTGCACATCCACGGGGCGCTTCTACTCCGGTCTCTCGACGCCCTCCTCGACCTTCTATTTCGTCAATAGCGCGGTCCCTAAGGTAAGGGTCGCGCATGTCACCGAAACGGGGGAAGAACTCCCCGAAGCGGAAAACAACGGTCTCGGAAGAACGTGGGCTGCCGTCCCCATCCCCCCGGCGGCGACTATCGCGGCGAAACACATCGCGGACCCAAACAACTCCGATAAAAGCGTGACGATCATCAACCTCGACACGAGTGAGATGTGGGAGTTCTGGAAGTTCGAAGCGCACGGCGCTGAAGAAACGGGGCCGTTCACGGCCCGGTGGGGGGGCTACCTGAAAGGGCTCTCGTCATTCAGCGGGGTATGGCCGAACAACTGGGGTATCCGCGCCTCGTCGCTAGCGATGCTCGGCGGGATGATTATGTGGCAGGACATCATCAACGTCCTACTCGATGGAGAAATCAACCACGCCATCGCGCTCATTCTTCCCGTGACCGGCCCCGGATGGGTTTCCCCTGCGACACGCAGCGACTCCGGCGCAGGCAAATACGACTCATTGATCTCAGAAGAATACGAAGGTAAACCCAACCCTGCCTATCCTCATGTTGACGCGGTACCCGATGGCACGTTCCTAGCCTTCCCGAAGGAATCACGCGCGAGCGAATACGCGAGTCTCGGGACGATCGCCAAAGCGATCTACGAAGCGGTCCGCAAGCACGGGGCATTCGTCCCCGACAATATCGGGGCGAGGGGGGTCGGTATCCCGTTGGAGAGCCAGGTCGATATCGGCTCGCCGTACGCCTGGGTTGACATCGACCCGACCTATGGCGCCCCAGCAGACTGGCGTTTCCAGGCCAAAGAATGGTCACCCAAATCATGGGAAGACAAAGCGCTGCCGCATATCACCGAGGAACTTAGTGGCTCCGGCAGCTTCGTACCCAAACTCCCGTGGCAGACCCTCGAAGCGATAGAATCTTTCACCCCGTGACTGCCGCTTTGCGTGAGGAGGAGCAATGTCGATTGCGCTCGTCCGCAATAGCGGCCAAATAGCTACCACGAGCCCGCTCGGCGGGGGTTCCGTCACGCTCCCAATCACAGCTGGCGCAGTCGGCAATACCCTGGTCGTCGCTGTCGCGACCGCAGCGGCCACAGGGGCCGCGTCATGCTCCGACAGCTCGGGTACGACCTACAACCTGGACGCGGAAATCACGAGTGGTGTAGCGATCACCGTCATGGTCTTCTCCGCGAGGATCACCAAAACGGGTGTCACGTCGATTAGCGTCAACGGTTTTGGCGCCAGCCTCGTCGTTGAGGCCGCGGCCTTCGAGTTCTCGGGGGTCAAGTCCGCGAGCTGGTTCGACACGAGCGGCAACGGTAGCGGGATAGGGACCTCCGTCTCGGCAGGCCCGACGACGGGGAACCTCCTTGAAGGCGACGCATGGGTAGGGGTCTTCGGTAGCACAGCATCCCTTGGGACGTTCACCGCGGGGGGGAGTGCGACGGGCTTGACGGGCGCCGACCAGACCGGTGGCTCCCTGGGCGCCGAGTACCTGCTAGCACCCACGGCGGGGAGCAAAGCGACCGCTACGGGCTCGTTCTCGAGCACGGGCACCTGGGCTGGCCTGATCGCCGCGTACCAAGCTGCGCCCGCACCGATCCCCGTAGCGTTGAATCCCGCCGCGGGGTCGAGCGGGGGAAGCCTCGCGGTCACAGCCCCCACGAGCGCGCCCCTGGGTGTAGCGGCAGGCATCAGCGGCGGTGAAATCTTCCTCGACGCCCATCTCGACCTCCACCCAGCTGCGGGGACGAGTGCTGCAAGCGCCGCGCTCACAGCAGCAGCCCTAGCGCCGCTTGCGCCCGCAGGGGGAGCCAGTGGGCCATCCGTGGCCGTCACGGCACCTACCCAGATCGCGCTACAGGCCGCAGCTGGCCACTCAGAAGCCGGTGGACCGGGTCTCGAACCCGAAGAAGGGCTCTACCCGGGCGAAGAACTCTACCCAGGGCAGCCAAGCCTTCCCGCGACAGCACCGACGCAAGTCATGCTCGGGGCAGCCGCGGGAACCAGCGGAGGGTCCCTGACGGACACCACGACCGCTGGGGTGCCGTTGAATGCGGCAGCGGGCCAGTCTGGCGGCGTGATGACAGCTACGACGACAGGCGCGACGGCCCTAGAACCCGCGGTCGGGCAGACTACCGGCAGTCTCGGGGTCACCGCCAAGACACAGGTCCCTCTCGAAGCCGCCGCTGGGGTCTCTGCGGGCACTCTCTTCCTGAACGCCCACATCGACCTACATGCCGCCGCTGGGGTCAGCACGGGAGCTCTCGCGGTCACAGCAATCACTTATCTCGGGCTCAGCGCTGCCGTAGGGGTCAGTAGCGGGAGCCTGACCGACACGGCAACGACCGATATCGCCCTGAACCCCGCGGGGGGGGTATCCGAAGCTGGCGGTCCAGCGCTGCAACCCAGCGAAAACCTGTATCCCAGCGAAGAACTCTACCCGGGGCTCACGACCCTCCCACTATATGCCCCGACGCAGGTTTTGCTCCAGGCCGCGAACTCCACGAGTACCGGGAGCCTCAAGATCCGTGCCACACCTGTTCTAGCCGGGCTGGTGTCTCCCGAATCGGTCGCTGGGGAGGTCTAATGCAGCCCGATTTCACGATCGCACAGAACGACACGAGCCCGATCCTCACAGATACCCTGACATACACCAATGGGCAGCCGGCGAACCTGACCGGCGCCACGGTGAGCCTGGTGATGCGCTCCTTGGTTTCTGCGACCCCGGTGACGCTCACAGGCGTAGCGGCCATCACTGAACCCGTGGGCGGCAACGTCTCGTACACGTTCAGCGCGAAAGACACCGCCATAGTCGGCGAGTTCGCCGCATCATGGGAGGTCGTACTTGGCGGCGGCGCGAAAATGCGCTGGCCGACCGTCGGCTACATCTGGATCAGCATCGAAGAGAGCCTACTCACCCCAGGCGAACGGCTCATCGTGTCGCTCCCCGAAGTCAAGCAAACGCTGAACCTCCCCGCTAACGACCGCGTTCACGACGCGGAGCTCGTGGGGCTCATCGAAGACGTCCAGCCGCTGATCGAAGAGCACACAGGGCCAATCATCCCGCAGACGTTCGATGAGTGGTATGAAGGTGGCCACAGCACGATCAGCCTCCGACACAAGCCCTCGTTCGGTCCCGGCACGAGTCCATTGCTGAATGTTCTGGCGGTCAGCGAGTTCCGTGGTCCCATCGAGTACAACCTCTCGATCGTGCCCACCCCAACACAGGGGTCCGTCTATAGCGAGATGACGCACGACGAACTCGGCCTCATTGTGCGTCGCACCTCCGGTGGTGGTACATACAACTGGTGGCACGACCCTTCCCACCCGCAGCAGAGCGTGCATGTGGTCTATCAGGCCGGCCAGGAACAGGTCCCTCGGAACGTCGCTAGGGCCGCCCGGGAGACGATCCGCTGGTGGTGGATGACCACGCAGGCGACCGGGAGAGGCCGCGAAACGCAGGCCGACACCGAACAGCAGCTACCGCACGTCGCGCTGCCGTACCACGTCGTAGCGATGCTCAGCCCCACGAGACGTCACCCATCGCTCGCATAGACAGGGAAGGACCCAACATGGGTAAACAGACTGACCGTGCGTGGCGTAAACGGCACGACAAGCTGATCCGTGAGCGCCAGCAGACCGAGGCGCAGGACCGCGAGCGCTGGCTGAAAGGCTTCCGGCCCGCTACGCCCGGAGAGACACTGACGCTCGCTTCAGCGCACGCCACACGGCACCCATAGCTAACAGGAGGCCCGCGGTGCCCGAAACGCTGATTGGCCCCCTGGTGAGCCTATGGGACGTCGAGCAGGGCGTCCTCGCCACGCTCCGCACATGGCTCGACGCGTACCTTGCTGAAGTAGAGCGCCAGCACGGCATCCGCCCCAGAACCCTAGAGCGGCCGCCAGCCCCCGAGAGCTACCACGGGGGGACCTCGGAAGCGATCTCGTGGTCCGACGCTGAACTGCCGGCGGTCATCGTGATCGTGGAGCCCGAGGGTGAACCCGAGGTCTCGGCGAGCGTGGGGTATGTGCAGGGCTTCGAGGTTCAGGTCTGGTGCGTCGCTCTCGGCAAGGACGGCGTGGAGCAGTTCCTGCCTGAAGAGTCCGCGCGGATGCAGGTCTCGTTGTACGGGGCGGCGGTGATGTTGCTGGTGCAGCAGGGCGCTCTCGAAATCCCGAACTTGCAGTGGTCGAGGATGGTCGGCGTACCGAGAGTTGAGTGTCCCGAACCGGACAAGCGTCGGCAGCAGGCGTCGATCACGACGTTCCATGTGTGGGTTGCCCCGGTCGTAAACCAGCTAGACGGGCCGACGGGCTTGACGCCCAGCGAATCGCCGGGGTACACGGGACCTGAAGAACCCTTTGAGGATCGTCCTGTCGCAAAAGACGGAGATGTTGACGTGATCGCTGAGCCAACCGCAACCCCCCTGTAGAGGAGGAGCCGCTATGTCGTTTGGAATCAAAGTGTCGTCCAGTGAGACGGCCCAGTCGGCGGGGACCTCCATCTCCACTGGAACGGGCTTCCCGATCGGGCTGACCGACTCGGGACCATATACGCCGACGCTCGTCAAGAGCCTGGCACGGTACGTGGAAGTGTTCGGGGAACGCACCGCGACTAGTTCCGTCATGTATGACGATATACAGGCTGCGTTCAACCTCGGCATGGCGCAGATATATGTCACGCGCGCCGGGAAAGAAAGCTCGGCTGCTGCCGCCAGCAAAGAACTCGCTACCGCTGGTGCCGCGAAAGTGCTCGTTGTGAAAGCGAAGTACACCGGGACGCTCGGTAACAAGCTAAAGGTTGAAGGGACCGCCACGGAACTGATCGTGCAGAACGAAGCGGGAGAAGTCCTCGAAACGTTCAAAGGTACAAAAGCCAGCGAATTCGTGGGTGTCACCTCGCAGTATATCGCGGTCACGGAAGGTTCGGAATATTCTACCGGCAAAGGCGAAGCGCTCAAAGTTGTTGCTGCGGCCGCGCTCACTGGCGGCACGAACCCGGCCACGGAAATCACCGAAGCCCTGGCGAAAGAAGCCCTCGAACGGATACTCAAGACCTACGGGCCGGGACAGGTGTGGATTCCCGCGACGGAAAAAGAACCCGTCAAAAAAGGCATCCATGTGCTGATGGGCGAACACTGCCAGACGACGAAAAACAACAGGCTCGCTATCTGCGACCTCGCGGACTCCGCGACCCCTGCCACCCTGATAACCGCGAAAGAATCCTATCCGGCGAACATCGCGGGGTACATGATTTTCCACTCCGGCTCGTGCATCGTGCCCGGCATCACGGCGAACACGACACGCAGAATCGCAGGGTCCGGGGTGATCGCCGCTCTCTGCGCGCAGGTCGCCGCAACGGGCAACGACAACCAGGCGCCCATAGGGATCGGCTGGGCTCCTCCCGCCTATGGCCCCGGAGGCATCAGCAACTTCGTCACGGGGTTCACGAACACGTTCACGCTGGCGCAGATGACGGAACTCTCAGAAGCCGGGATCAACTCGTGGTACGTGACACCATCGGGTATCCCGTGCTTGTACGGGTTCGTTACTGCATTGCTGCCCTCCACGGACAAGATTTACTGGCAGGCGTCAGCGGGTCGGGAGCGGATGCACCTTGTGTGGCAGTCCGAAGAACTCCTCGAAAAGTTCTTTGGCCGCACGATCGACGGGCGCGGCATCCTCCTCTCGAAGCTCCAGGGAGAACTCCAGGGCGTCATAGCCGAACACTGGAAAGAGAACGCCCTATTCGGCAACTCGGCCCCTGAAGCCGGTGTAGCGAACGTGCAGGAACCGATCAATACGCCTGCGACTGAGCAGGAAGGGCAGCTCAACGCCGAACTCAAAGTGCGGATCTCGCCGTTCGTCAACTCGCTCAGCGAGATCATCGTTGCAGCACCGATCACAGAAAGCGTGGGTGCATAATGAGGATATTTCGCTCGGACCAGGTAGCCATCCACGTAAGTGTCGCTGGCGTCTCCCTCGACTCCGAAGTATGGGACATGCTGGAGGGCGGCGACGTCACCGCCGAGGAACTAGTCGTGTTCCCCGGCGCGATGCAGGAACAGATCCCACTGGGGGGTGTCGCCAAGCGTGCGCCGATCACCGTTGAGCGCCTCTGGTCAGAAGCGATGACTGGGGTCAAGAAGGCTCTCGACCGGGCGGTAGTCGTCGCTGCGGCCGTCACCGTGAGCTACACAGTGCTCGGCCCCGAACAGGCATCCACGGGGTACGTCGAAACGTACACGGGGGTCCTAACAGGCTGCACACGGCCGAACTACAAGGCCGGGACCAGTGAAGAGGCGAAGCTCCAGCTCAAAGTGAGCCCGAATGGGGCTGTGGGCTGATGGCTGCGGAACTCCCACGGCCGTCGGAGTCGCTACAGGAGCAGCTTCAGCGCCAGCGCGCCGAACAGCAAGCCAACACGATCGAGCGGCTACCTATCCCCGGCTACGGGGGGAGACTGGTTGGCCTCTACCATCTGGTGGACTGGAAGACGCAGCGCCGCATAGCGGCCCGGAACGCGAAGGTGCGCGGCAAAACAAAGGAGGACGCGGAAGCCACCGCCGAGCTGTACAACGCCGCTGACACGCTCGTCGCGGCCTGCGAGAGCATCGAGGCACGCGCCCCCTCAGACGAGCAGACGAAGGCCGAAGCGGAGAAGTTCAACGCCGAAGACCACAAGCTCAACGTGGCTTTCGCCGAATACCTCGGCCTGCACAAGAACAGCGAAGAGCCCATCACTGACCGGGCCGCGGTCTTTCTCATCATCCCACAGCAGACACAGGTGATCGTCCATGCTGGGCTCCTGATGGCTAAGCAGGGCACGATCGACGAGGGGATCGACGAGGAGCAGTTGGGGGAAGCCGACGCAGCCAGCTAGTCCGGCTGGCTGCGAACTGCGACCTCCTCGGTGTGCCGGTTGACTACCGGCGTCTGTTTGTCGATGGTGAGCCTGCCTATCTGACGATCCTTCGTGCCCGGTATGACGTTGCTAGCGAGATCGCCGAACAGGCAGCCGAGAGGAGTGGGTGATGGCACGCAGCCATACCAGCACTGAGCGCTCGGGTCAGGCGGTCGACACGCGGGAATACCGCAACGCTGCGAAAGCCCTCAAAAAGAGCGCGAAGCTCACGAGTCGCGAACTACGCAAGAAGCTCCGCGAGGGCGGCGAGATCATGGCCATCGCCGCGCGCACGATCGCCTCTGAGCACTCAGAAAAGATACCCCCCACCATCAAGGTCCGCGTCGCGGGCGCCACCGTCTCCGTTCAAGCTGGGGGCGCCAAGGCACCTATCGCGGGCCTTTTTGAGTTGGGGAACCAAGGACGCAAGGGCGGCGGCAAAACGTTTCGGCACCCCGTTTTCGGCAACCGCGAACAGTGGGTGGAGCAGCCAATGCACCCGTTCCTCAAACCCGCCGCTGAGATCACGCTACCGGAGGCTCAGCGGCAGATCAGGAAAGCACTCAAGGAGGCCGCGAAAGTCATCACGACTGACTACGACGGCCACGCACGCTAATGGACTCCGAGACCCGCATAGTTCGCTTCCTGCTCACAGGTGACTCCCGTGGGGCGTTGAGGGCGCAGGATGAGGCCGAGAAGGGCTTCGAAAAAACAGGCAAGACGGCCGACGACACGAGCAAGCACGTGGGGCTACTCAGCAAAGCATTCGGCGGGATGAAGAACGTCATCGGGTACGGTGCCGGCGCGCTAGGGCTCGGGACCGTGGTGTTCGGGTTGAAAGACGTGGTGCAGGGCGGCAAACAGTGGCAGGAACAGCAGGCGCAGCTTCAGAACGCCCTCAGGAACACGGGGGAGCTAAGCAAGTCCACCATGCGGCAGGCTAACCAGGCGATTGAGCACTCCTCGACGCATGGAGGGTTCTCGCCGGTCGAAGAAGCCCGTGGACTCACGCAGCTCATCAACGTAACGGGGAAGTATTCGACAGCGGTCAAGTTGAACGCGAGCGCGGTCAACCTCGCGCGGGGCGCCCACATCGAATACTCCGCTGCGTTGAAACTCGTTGCTCGTGCGCAGGCCGGCACGGCGGGTAGGGCTCAACAGTACCTAGGGATCATCCAGCCCGTCAAGACGTATGTTGACCAGCTCACCGAAGCGCAGAAGAAACAGAACCCGGAACTACTACGTCACGCCGAACTGCTCGACAAACAAGCAACGGCGATGGAGATCAACCGGGTCGTCCTCGAAAAATACAAAGGTGCCACGCAGGCTTACAGCAAAACCGCGTCCGGCGCCATGAACAACTTCAAAAACCTACTGGATGTCATTACGGAGCGCATCGGGCGCAAACTCCTTCCGATCGAGACGAAAGCCTTCAATTTCCTTAGCCATCTTGCGCAGGGCGTGATGCGCCACTGGACGCAAATCAGCGCAGTCCTCAAGGTCGTCTTCGCGGTCATCGGCGCAGTCATCAAGGTAGGGATCGGTGTCATCGCCAGTATCATCAAATGGACGATCAAGTACCACCAGATTGTCGAGGCCCTAGCGATAGGGGTCGGCGCTGTCGTTATCCCGATACTTGCCTACAATGGCGCGATGGCGCTCGCTACCATCGCCACAACGGCATGGGGCGCATCCATCGAGTTCGCGGCCGACATGCTGTTTCTACTCACGAGCCCCGTCTCCCTCATCGTCATCGGGATAGCCGCCCTAGTAGCCGGCGTTGTGTACGCCTACATGCACTTCAAAACCTTCCGCGAAGTAGTAAACGCGGTCTTCGGTGCCGTCAAGAGAATCGTACTCGACGCCGTGGGATTCATCAAACAGCACTGGGAAATCCTCCTCGCCACATTCGCACTCCCACTCTTCGCGCTTGTGGAGGTCATCAAACACTTCAAGCAGCTAAAGACGGGGGTCGAAAGTATCTTTCACGGGATCGGGTCGTTCGTGTCCACCGTGTTCGACGGCATCGTGAACGGGGTCATAAAAGGCGTCAACCTGATCATCAAAGCCATCAACCTCGTCATCAAAGGCTACAACGCGATCCCGTCAGTCTTCAAACCGACTAACAACATCAAAACCATCGGGGAACTCGGCGAAGTAGGCAAGACTAAACCTGACGCGCACACCCAATCCGACGATCACCACCCAGCGGCGCACCGTGGCCGCGACCTCCACGTCCATCTACATATCGGTTCTGGTGGTGGCCGCGAGCTAGCGGAAGCGATCGTACGTGACCCTGGGGGCGCGAGAACATTGACGGAGGGTATGGCGCTCTATACCAAAAAGCTACAGGCGCGGGCATGAGCGGACTGACACGCCGCGCCATCCACTTCCTTGGTGAAAACACAAACCTCGCTGGCCGTGGAGAAAAAAACGACTTCTGGGCTTTGGCTAACAACGAAGCGATCGAGGCCATCGAAGGGTACGCGATCTACGCCCGCGTGAAACGGCCGCAGCGCAAGTCGATCACAGTTCTTGAAGGCTATGAACCAATGGCGATCACCGTCCCGTTGCTGTTTGACGAATCGACGGCAGAAATGCGGGCGGCGAGCGAACGGTGGCGCGGGCATCCTGGGAGCATCGAGGAAGATATGCAGGCGCTGGAATGGATGGCGGGCCGTGGCGTGAAGTTCAAAACACCGCAGGAAGGCGGCGTCGGGACGCCGGGGGAAGGCAACAGCCCGCTCGTGCAGATCCATAGCGTTGCGAGCGATGGCAAGGAGACGCTACTTGTCCCCTACCAGTACCAGACGCCGACCCTCAAGTGGGTGGTCTCAGCCTCGTCGGGGACGGGCATCGAATGGGACCGGACGGTAGGGACTGGCGTACTGCGCGACAACGAAGGCAGCCGCGTTAGGCAGGCTTGCGTCGTCACGCTCACGGAGTTCGTCCAACCCGCCTATGATGTGGGCCTGAACTCTGCTGCCGCGCGAGCGAAGGCGCGAGAAAAAGCTGAACACCAGTACGAAACGGTGACGGTCCCGGTGGACGGCCGGTACAGGTCCCTTGGCGAAATCGCCGCATACTACTGTAAGAGCGCGACGGCAATCAGTGAACTCGTCAAGGCGAACGCGGGGAACCGTGCGATCGGATCGAGGCCCGACAAGCGTTTGAAGCGAGGCACGAGGGTCAAGGTGCCACAGACGGCGATGCAGCTATGAGCGAACCCCTAAGCTCCCAGCTCGTCAGCAGCTTTGTCGCTACGGCGATGGTAAAGTCCGCGAAGGGCCAAACACCGGATGCTAAGCAGCTCGCTAGCTCTATTAGCGAGATCGAACTAGAGACCCAGATCGCGGGCGCCTCGTTCATCAAAGTCCACTGCATCGACCCATATTGGGTGCTGGCGACATCGGGCTGGCTGGAGGTGACGGAAGAAGGGTTGCTGGACGAAATCGAAGTTGAATTTCCCGAAAAGTCCGGTTGGCTTTGGGTGCTCTGCGCTATTGAAATCACTAACGATGTGACGCAACCCAATTTGATTCTGACGTTTGAGGATAAGATCATCGGGCGGCTGCGTAAGAAGTGGGGGGGGCGGAACGTGCCACCGGGTACGACGACCCGCGCACAGTTCGTAAAGGCGCTTGTGGACGAAGTGGGGGTATCCGGCAAGGAGCCCGCGATCCGGTTTGTGTGCCCCGAACTAAATGTGCAGCAGCCAGTGGAAACAAAGGTAGAAGGAGAACTTGAAACGGAAGCGTCCGCTGAAACCGCGAAGGCGAAAGCCAACAAGACGCGGGCGGTCAGCGCCGCATCGGCGGTGACGGTCAAGGGCACGAAGCCCGACATGGAACAGATCAAAGCGATCAACACCGTCATGGGGGTTTGCAACCTCAAGATCGCTGGGCCGCTCGCAACGCTCGCGATTGTCGAGGCCGCCATAGCGGAATCGAGCTTCAGGCCGACCGCGAAGTCCGAAACTGACGCGGAAGGCGTCTTCCAGCTTGAACCAGACACGGCGAAAAATACCGGCCTTGACCCGCAGGACACACAGGCCACGGCAGAATACTGGCTGGAGACGGGCTATTACGGGCGGGGCGGCGGCATAGGGCTGGCTCAGAAAAACCCATCGTGGTCTGCTGGAAAGGTCGCCTTTGAAGTAGAGGGCGGCGGCACCGAAGCTGGTTTCAACTCATACAAGGCTGAGGCGGAAGTGATCGTCCACGCCTACGGCGGCGTAACGCTCGGCAAGAAGGCCACAGGGGAATCCGACGTGAAGCAGCTCAAACGCGGCAGCACGAGCAACCCCGACGAAGACTCATGGGAATGCATCACCCGGTTGGCGCAGCAGGTCGCGTGGTTCGCGTTCAGCAATGGCGACACCCTGTTCTACATGGATGGCCCCTCTCTCCGTGACCAGGCCGTCTCGCTGTTCCTGAACGTCCCGGAAAACCTTGTCTACCGCGATGTGAAGGGCCATAAGGTTGAGCAGGCCGGGGCGATAGCGGTTCCGCTCACAGCGAACTTCGACAACACCGCTTTCGAATACCGCGCGACACATGCTCTGAAAGGTCGCACGCAGCGCAAGTCGAGGATTAGCAAACCATCTACACCATCCGAGATCAAACTCAACCTGGTGTGCGCCCCGGAAGACTACCGTGCTGGGGATGTCTTTGAATTCGTGGGGTCTGGGCCGATCAACAAACGCTGGATCGTAACCGACGCTACGCGCAACTGTCTCAAAGACACGTTCACCACGTTCACGTTGGAGCCCCCGGTTGCGCCATTGCCGGAGCCGGAAGCCACAGAAAAAACGAGCACCGCGAAAGAACCAGGCGCGGAAGGCTCCGCGAACTCGGCCGTAGAAGCCGCAAAGAAGGCGTTGAAAGAACAGCAGGAAAAACACATTTACAGGTACACGGAGGAAATCCCAGCGCGCGAAAACAACGGGACGCTGTTCGGACCATCGCCGCGCACAATGGACTGCTCCGCGTTCTGCACGCTCGACTACAAGGCCGCTGGCCTCCCGGACCCCTCCAACAAAGACTACACCCCGATCGGCGACACCTCGACGATGATCGCGAACTGCAAGAAGGTCAGCAACCCCAAACCGGGGGCGTTCTGTTTCTACGGTTCGAGCGAAGCCCACACGCTCCACGTGACGCTCTACATCGGCGGCGGGAAGGTCATCAGCATGGGCCAAGAAGGCGACCCGACCGAACTCGAAGCCGACTACCGCCCGGACCTGCTCGGCTACTACGAAGTCAAGAGCTAGCCCTGGCGAGCCGCCGTGTTGATCTTCGCCGCAAACTCGCGGGCCTGCCGCTCGCGCTTCGGATCGACCTCGACAACAAACGCGAAGTCCTCCCCTTCGACGGTGAGAAAGAGCTGACGCGAATCCTTCTTCTTGCGCAGGCCGAAGGCGAGGATATTGAGGGTCACGAGCCGAGTGACCGTGACGCGCTTTTCGAGCTGGCCCGAGGTCTCGACCGTCGCCTGAGCGCCCTTGACCCACCCACCCTCACTGGTCTTTTCGTTGAAGACCTTCCCGCCGTAGAGACGCACTTGGCCGAAGGTGTTGGCTTTCTCTTCCGCGCGCTGCTTGACCGACTCACGAAAGCCCATTGGGATCAACCCCCTTCTGATTCGACGCGGATTTCCTGGGCGGCGAGGAAAGGGAAGGTGACAGTAGCGCCGGAACTTCCAGGTGTCGAGCACTCGACCTCGGCGCCGCTCTCAACTAGGGCGCATGAGAGGGTGTAGTGCTTACCAGTGACGGAACTGTAGGCCGAGACGCTCTTAGGCGGTGCGTTTTCTTCAGCGAGTCGTTCGACGAACGCCGTGAGTACGGCCTTAGCGAAGGGGCATGAGGCGTTTTCGCTTCCACTGAGCTGTTCGCCGCAGCTTTTGGCACCCGATCCGGTGCCTGGACCGTCTTCGGAGACGGGTGCGGCTTGGGGGTCGTGTAGCTGCCACTCTGCGGTTTCTTCGGAGAAGCCGCTGCTCGGTGTCCACTGAACCTTGGCGACTTCTGTCCCTTCTGGCACTTCGAATGGGATGCAGCCTTCCTGCGCTTCGCCAGGTGGGATGTTGACACGCGTAGCGAAGGATTCACCGCATTCGCCCGAGGTCAGGAGGGCCGTCTTGCCGGGGCGTCCGGTGGACGATAGGACAGTGGCGCCGTTGGACGGGGAGTCGGAGTATGCGGCGCTTCCAATATTGCGGATGCGTAGCGTGATGCCGACGTACTGCATCCCAGCCGATGGTTCGTCGTATTCGCCGCCGCTGATGTGAGGAGCGAAGCGAAGGAGGGTCACTTCGAGCTTTTCGCCTTCGCTCTCGCCCGAGAGAGTCGCGGTGCTCCCGATCGTCAATGGACCCGAGGGTGCCTTGGTCGCGGTCGTTCCGGAGCTGGATGCCCTCGATGCGTGGGCACTCGTCTTGATCGTCGTAACGCCGCAGCCGGAGAGGGCGGCGACTAACGGTACTGCGAGTAGTGCTGCTGCTAGCTTGGGCATGTCGGGACCTCCAGGGGTTCCGGTCGGCCCCGGGGCGTGCCATCGCCGCCGGGGCGCTTGATGTTGGCCGGGGAGCGTATCAGAGTATGGAACGAAGGAGCCACCGATGGACCCTCGCAAGCTCCACGGGCTCCCGAACCCCCCCGGCGCGATCGAACAGTACCCGGTCGCCACAGGCTACGTCAGCACCAGCAAACCAGCCCCCGCGACCTTCGAAGACCCGGTGTGGGTGATCCTCCCCGAACACTCCACCGAACGCCCCGTAGGCCCCCTAGCGTGGCCCGCGATCCACGGCAACACGCTCCCCATCCAGGGGACCCCGATGACGGTCGTCTTTGACGGGGAACAGGTCCCGAAGGTCGTCTGGTGGGACGGCCCGCACTCATAAAGGGGGGCGCATGGAACCGCAGCACTTCTCGTCGCCGTTCGCGTTCAACGCGCAGGGCCGCGCCAGGACGACCGTGCAGGGCTCCCCGGAAGGCAACGCGATGCGTGTCCTGAACGTGCTGGTCTGCGAAGAAGGCTTCAGGGAAGACCTCCCTGAATACGGGGCGCCGTCATTGCTGTTCGGCATCGTCCCGTTGGAACTCGGGCCGTTCCGGGCTGCCGTGGAACGCTGGACAGGGATCGAGGTCACAGCGCAGGAACTCGAAGGGCTGATACCGGCTGACCGTCAGATCGTGGTGGGGGTCCCGTGAGCTACCTCGAAGTTCAGATCACGACTAGCGCGCAGCAGCTCGCGGATCTCGCGGTCGAAAAGCTCAAAGAAGAACTCGAAGCGCGGGGTGTCGTCGGCTGGGAACCGAACGACAGCGACCTTGAGATCATTCAGATTGGCGCAATCTCGCTCATGGCGTCCTACGCGGCGAATGTCGCGGCGGTCGTGCCTCCGGCGATCTTCCGTAAATACGGCACCGAACTACTCGGCGTTGCCTATAACGAAGGCGCGAACGCGACATGCAATACGAAATGGACGCTACTCGAAGAAGGCGGCGAATACCCCGCTCGGATCATTGAAGCTGGGACGCAGCTAACGATCGGCGAACTCGCGTTCTATGTCGAAAGCGAAGTCAAAGTCGCTAAAGGTGAATCGTCCGCCACCGTGCAGCTCGTGGCCGCTGAACGCGGCACGGAATACAATGGGTTGAAAGAAACCATCCAGCTCGTGGACGCGATCGACTGGGTCAGCGAAGTCAAAATCGTCGGGGAATCCTCCGGTGGGGTGGACCAGGAAACCGACGAAGAATACCAGTCGCGGCTGGCGGCGGAGCTTGTATTGCAGGCACCCCGGCCTATCACCGCGGCGAACTTCGCCGAAATGGCGCTGGTGGCCCCTAGCTCGCTCCTCCCGACAGGGGTGGAGATTAGCCGGGCGACCGCGATCGACGGGTACAACCCAGAAACGAAAACCAGCGAAAACGAGCGCACCGTCTGCGTGTTCGTGAAGATCAGGAACGATACGCCTACGGCAGAAACCGAAACGCACGCGGTGGAAGCCCGCAAAGCGATCAAGGAATACCTTGAGGGCTTCCGTGAGCTTAACTTTGTGGTGTTCGTAGAACCACCCACATATACCAAAGTGTATGTGACGACAAAGGTCAAGGTTCTCCCGAACTACAGTACGGTCTCTGTCGAAGCTAACGTGAAAGCAGCGATCGTCTCCTACCTGAGCGCGGAAACATGGGGGAACCCCGAAGCCGCAACCACCGGCGCTAACTCCTGGCTGAACGCCACCCAGGGCTATGGGATCGTGCGATATAACCAGATCATCGGCCTAATCGAGCGCACGCAGGGCGTTGCATACGTGTTCGCGGGCTCGGAAGGATTGAAAACGGGCACATCGGCTTCGCCGTCCGGGACAGCGGACATCACGCTCACGGGCGAAGCGCCGTTGCCCGAGACAGAAAACTCGTATGTACTCGTGACCGCTGAATAGGGGTGTGTGATGGCGTGGTCTTTCAGAAAAGCGATTGAACGTGTCACGCAGTGGAATGCTGCCGAAGTGAATAACCTAGAGGAAGGCGTCCAGGAAGCCAAAACGGCGGCTGAAGAAGCCCTAGCGAAAAGTGGCCTGTCGAAAGCCGAAGTGGAAGCTATCGTGTCATCGGGGGCTCCCAGTGGCGCGCCCTTCCTTTTTGGTGTCAACGGCGCTTTCAACGACCATGCATATTGGACGGGGAAAAATGTCGTGGGTGATCGTGGTGGTTCCATCGTTGCGGTGTGGAACAACACCACGGAAAAAATGGAAGGCGAAGGGAAAAGCAGCGTCGCATCGTTCATTACAGCCGTCGGCGAACGGTTGACCGCTGGCTTGACGCCCGTCATCCAGATCGACGCGGAAGTGTACCTGGGGAAAATCAACGCGAAAAACTTCGGGAAAGCCGCCGCGAAACTCATCGAAGAAACGATGGCCGCTCATCCCACGGCTACCTTGTGGGAGATCATCAACGAGCCCTACTATTCCCCAAATGGGCCGAAAGGCAGCAACGCGAAAGAATACGCCGAAATCTGCAAGGAAGTATATGCCTATGTCGAAGCGGCGGTTACCGCCAAAACGATCGCGGTGATGCCGTCGTTGTCGGTTTTCACCTGGGGGAGCTACACGAAGAAGACCTCCGAAAATGTGGAAGGGTCGGTGTCGAGCCCGAGCAAAGGCGAAGGCTGGATCGTGGACTTCTTCGCCGCATGGCCGGAAGGCAAGAAAAAGGTCAACACCTACAGCTTCCACGGGTACGGCAGCAACACATCCCAGAATGTCTACGGTGGACAAGACTTCGGGTTCGCGGCAGCCGCATCGGCCCACGCCATTCTTGTGTCACAGGGGGCGGTGGCCGCTAACAACATGTACGTGACGGAGTGTGGGTATAACCGCGAAACCCTCTCGGGGGGCACGGAAGCGATCAAGGAAGAAGAACAAGCAGAAAAAACTAAGCAGATCCTAGAAAAAGCATGGGAATACTATGGCGAAGGATGGCTGAAAGGCGTCCTGATCTACAACAACAGTTCGACGGGCTGGGGGATATACGGTAAGCCTGCGGGCACGACCCTGACGGCTTATGCTGTGGCCCGCAGGACCTCTATCTCCAATGTCGCTATCGCGGGCTGGCCTCCGGCGGGTGTCGCTAACGGACCTCGCACCGTGGCGGGGGAAGTCAATAAAGAAGTTGTGGCGAGCACGGAATACCCGGTGCTGGTGTCGGTCCAGGTCAAGTTGGAAGGTGGCAAACTTGCCTACGCGCAGGCGTACATCAAAAATATCGAAGGTGCGGCCGAGATCGAAGTAGGGTTGGCGGAGCAGCAGTCAACGAACGCGGGGTACGTCATCCAGACGCTGACTTTTCTTGTTCCCCCTGGCTGGAAATGGAAGGTCAGCGGGGAACACTTCACTATCGAAGATGAAGTACTCTACCAGGAACTATAGATGCCCACCCTCTCTGAAGACCTCGTTATCCCCTTTACGATTGGGGGCCTCTCGCCCTTCGCTGAACGCCTCATCGCCCGCATGGAGCCGTGGGACACGGGGCCGCCTATCGTCGGAAGCACCGACCTTGACCGTTACCTGCGTTCGCTCGCGACGATGTTCGAACCCGTCGAAGTGCTCGCCGCAGAATCGGGGGAAGATGGCTCGCCTAACTACACGCCAGCATGGGGGACACTACTAGACGTCACCACGGCGCCAGCCAGTGCGCTGCCATACCTAGCAATGTATGTCGGAGTGATCCTCCCGACCGGCGTGACCGAAGCGGAAGCGCGGGCGCTCATCAAAGCCGAGAGCGGCCTAGAACGCGGCACCGAAGCCTCCGTGAAGGCAGCGATCGAACGCGGTATCAGCCGGTTCTGGGCGCCGGACACGGAATACTTGGAAGGGCAGTTGGTCCGGCACGAATCCACACCGGGCTCCCTGCTGTGCTACGAAGTAACGGAGACATTCACCTCAGGGGCAACGTTCGTCATCCCGAGTGGTGTTACACCACCAACCTTGGAACCTATCAGCGCGAGCGAAACGGGAGGCGAACTCGGCCCCGGCCTCTACTACTACACCATCACCGCGATCGTGGCGGGCGTGGAGACGGGGGTCTCGAACGAGCGGAGCTTTGACGCTGGCGGGACGAACAAATGGAAAGCTAAACTGAAATGGTCTGCGGTACCCAGCGCGACTAACTACCGGGTGTACCGCGGCAGCACACCGGGCGGGGAGAGCGTCGTCCATGAAGTTGGGGCGGTCACGGAATACACGGATACGGGTCCCGGCTTCACGGCAGCCACACCCCCCGAGCCCCTAACGCTGATCAATATTGCTACGCAGTATGAACTTCTGCCACGCGAGAAGGCAAACGGTGAATCGAACGCCTACTACTTCACGGTCTTGTGCCATCCGCAGCAGCTAGTCCCGGAAGGCAACACAACGCAGCTCGATGGGTATGTGAAAGGCACAAAGCCCGCGGGGCTCGTTCCGGAATACGTGGTCACGGAAGAACCGTTGCAGACCGACCCGTACATTGACGAGGGTACGCTGTTGATCGAAGAAGTCAGCGCCGAAATACTCACCGCAACACTAGCCCAGGTGACTTGATGCCCGAAGAATACTTTGAAAGTACGCACTTCAAACTCCCGGCGTTGACGGGAAAAAACCCGATTCATGACATCGGGACAGGGTTCAAAAAGCTCGCGGAAAAGATCGATGAAGTACTATATGGGCGTGCGGTTCTCCTGGAGGGCGGGGCGAACTCGCCCAACTTTCTGTCATGGGCGGCAATAGGCGCAAGTGGGGCCATAGAAAATAGCTCCGGTGATTTCACGGTGACTAACCCGGAAATGGGCCTATATAAGGTCACTTTCAAAACTGCCAAGACTAGCGCCAGATACTTGGCTCTTGCTACTGTGAACGGGCTTACGGATAATCGCGTGGCGTCTCTCGTGGCCCAGAAAACTGAATATTTCGAAATCGCCACCACAAACGCGGCCACCGCTGAAAAGATACAGGTTGCGTTCTCCGTTCTCGTTATAGCTGCATCCTGATGCCCAAGCGCACAATCCTTTCCATCCTCATTCTAGGGGTAGCGGGAGCCTGGGCATCAAAGCCCTATCTGACGACCTCCCACGCTCACGCGGCGATCCAGCGCTATGTGGTCACGCAGGGGGGCACAGCGACGTCATGCCAGCGAGTCGCGCGTACCCGCGTGGACTGCGGGGTGAGCATCCCGCTCCGGGTGACTCCAGGTCCGGGTACCGTGACAGCCACGGCGACGATCCAGGCGTTTCTACGCGGGGGCGTGGGGCCGTACCTGGAGCGTGTCAGGGAATGGGCATACACGATCACGCTGCCGGGACCCTGATGCTAGGCATAGGGAAGCTGGAAGCACGGTTGGAGGCACAGGAGCAGGCGACCGCGCAGCACAGGGCTTGGGAGGGCGAGAGACTGAAGGCAATCGAGCAGACCGGGGAAGAGACCCGGACGCTCGCGCAGAAAACGAATGGCACCGTGAAAGATCACACGATCGAACTGGCGCTTATCAAGCGCGACGAAGAACGCGCTACGGAACTAGAGGCCGCGCGCATCAAGGCTGCGGACGTGGCGAGCAGCCGAAGGTTGACCTGGCGACAGGGCCTCACGTTCGCCGTGGTCGGCGCTGTGGTCGCGGGTGTCCTCGGCAGCGTGAGCTACCTAGTCGTAGCTGTGCTTACTGCCCACTGATCGTAGGAGGCGCTCATGGCGGGGTTGGTGTTCGTTTCGAGCTGGGCGGGTGTCGGCACACTGGTAGCAGCCGGCGCTGCGGCGGTCAGCGCCTTGGCCGCAGTGGTGATGGCGAAACGCAACCGGCGGCAGGTCGTCGAGATCCACGCGATCGTCAATAGCACGATGACGGATCTCGTCGCGCGTAACGAGCAGCTTGTCCGGTCGATCCAGGCGCAGGGCGGGGAGATCCCCGCGACCCCGGTCACGCCAGCTGAAGGAGAGCGTCCCGCAGTTCGTCCCTGAGTGCTTCGCCGTCAGCGATGCCCCCGGCCCAGAGCGAGACTCGCTCGCGGAGCTCGGCGGGTAGCTGGAGGTCGTAGCGGATCGCGTCCGCGATCAGCCCGGCGAGTTCGCCGCGGATGGTCTCGCGGTGCGCTTCGAGGGCGCGGGCGTGCGCGAGGTCATCCGCGTTACACGCAATCGCGGGCCTCGTGACACCGGGCTCTATCTCGATGAGTACGCCGTAGCTGTACATAACATCTGAATTGTAGGGGGTCCGGTGGACGCGATCGCTGTCGTAGTGATGCGCGAATGGGTCGCTGATTCAGCCACAAGCCTCGCGGTAGGCGCGCTCCTGATTTGGCTTGGCCACCGTCACATTGTGCGGCCCGCTCGCCGGCGCCATGAGGAGATCAAGAAAGCAATCAGAGGAGAGGCAGATGAGTAGGCCAGTGAAGGCACACCACCATCTCGCGAGGGCCGTGCGGTTCAACCCGGCTGAGGTCGCCAAGGCGATGGGGGAGGTCGAGGGATTCAACGCGAAGTTCGCGGTGTTCATCACCAAGGGCGTGGGGTCGATGGGCTGCGCTTATCTGTTCAGCGTGATCGCGCTGTGCAGCCTCCCCGCGATCCTCACGCAGGCGGGGTGGGTGCCGAGCGGCACGTTCCCGCACTTCCTTATCTCCCCGGGGTTGATCTTGATCGTTGCGTGGGTCGCGCAGACATACATTCAGCTGGTGTTGCTGTCGGTCATTATGGTCGGCCAGAACGTGCAGAGTTTGGCGTCGGATGCTCGTTCGGAGGCGACGGAGCAGAACAGCGAGAAGCTGCTCGACGCGATGAGCCTGGAAACTGAGGGTGGGCTGAAGACGATCCTCGAAGCGGTGCGGGCGATCCCGTGTCCTGCGCTCGAACCGATCAGACCGTCCACTGAGCCCGTAGTAGGGGAGGGGCACGATGCCACGACGTGAAACACGCGGCGGCTACCGAGCGGAGGGCTCGCCACCATCACCCAAGACGCCACCGCGGATACCGAGTGACGCGGCTACAAGCGCCCGACCGTCAGCTTCTAATCGTGGGGGCGCGGCAGGTTCCCTCCTCCCTCTCCGCCTGCTGCGCCCCTGCGACCAATCAAAGGAGAGGTATCCATGACGGAGCTAGAGCAGAAGCGCGCCCGGATGATCGCCGCGTACGGCATCGAGAACGCGCAGGCTATCGTCGAAGCGCAGGCCGCGAGCCCCGACCGCCCGGACCTGTCGCAGTGCTTGGCGATGATCGAGAACGAGTCCGCTGGCCATAACATCTTCGGCGGGGAAGGCTCAGCGTGCCCCGTGGAGTGGTATGAGCAGGAGGTCACCGAGCCGCGGTACGTGGTTTACAGGGAACGCCGGGACCGCGGGATGACCCCGAACGGTGTCGGGCCGACGCAGATCACTGACCCCGCGTTGCAGATCCAGGCGCAGGACCTCGGAGGCTGCTGGCAGCCCCGGTTCAACTGCGACGTTGGATTCCACTTCCTGCATGGGCTGATGGTCGAGCACGGCACGCAGGGAGGCTTCGAGGCGTACAACGGCAGCGGCCCGGCCGCGCAGGAGTACGCGGAACGCGCGATGCGCTGGGCCGCAATCTGGCACGACCGCTTCGTTGCTCACGGCTTGGCGTGATGCAGGGCACGCGGCTGACTATTGGTGGGCTGCGCGTCGGTTGTGGCGCTGTTCGAGTGCTGTCGCCCATCGGCACGCACGCGGGGCCAACTTGTGTGCTTGAGCATACCAGGGAGGGGGAGCGCTGATGGGGGGAAGGCGCCTCCCCGACGGCGAGTGGCTGAGTCGCGCAGCCGACGGCAGGATCGAGCCCGGTGACTACGGCAAGTGCGATGCAGGCTGGTTCGTGTGCTGCCCCGATGGCTCGACTACTCGTCTGTGGGTGGATGAGGACGACCGGAACGGTAACCGCCACCTCATCACGGAGTACCCCGACGGCTCGATCAGTGTGGGAGGCTCGATCATGGGTGGCCAAGTCGTGCCCGTTGTCGCGCTGGTCGGAGAGGTTAAGACGCCTGGCGAGTTTTGGCACGGCTGGCTTGAGCATGGCGTCTGGCGTGAGTGCTGATGCCCCGACGAAGGGAGTCCTTGTGAAGTGTCCGCCTTGTGGTGGCGCGCTGAAGCTCGCCCCAGCCAGGGGGAGGGAGAGCGACACACGTATCGCCGTGCTGCCGTTCCCCGCCGCATGGCTTCATCGGCACGGCGAGCCCGTTGTGCCGCCGCGTGAATACCAGTCGATACGCCGCGCAGAAACCCTCGCGGCCTAACCAAAGGAGACCAGCATGGGAGAAACAACCACGCAGACAGTCGAACTGGAGGTCCGCGGCGACGGGACCGCGCTCGCCGAAATCCCCCTGGACGTGAGCCTGGAGTCCGGCATCCAGGGCGCGAGCTCCGACAAGGGCGTCGTGCGCGCGATCTGCCCGAACCCCGCCAACGAAGCTTCCGGGTTTGCCTACATCACGGGTGTCCCTGGGGCGCAGCCGGGGGTACCCGTCGAGCCGGGCACGACCGTCACGCTCACCCTGACCTACACCGGAGAGTAACCCAACCAAAGGAGAAGGAGCAAATGGCTGAAACCATCAAGGCGTGGCTAGCCGCAGTCGTCGTACCTGTCGTCTCGGGCGCCGCCGCGACATGGCTCGTCGTCCACGTCCACTTCCTCGCGCTGTTCCACCTCGGAGCCTCGACGATCGCGAGCGTGGTCTCGCAGGTCGCCGTGTTCGGGATCACCGCCGCCCTCGGCTGGCTGACCGCTCACCATGTGCTGAGCGGCCACTACGCGCCGGCCGCGAAAGCGAAGGTCTGACGATGGGGCCTCTCGGCTGCATCATCCCCGCAGAGAAACCGCACGTCGCGGAGAAACCTCTCGCCGCGGCGCCAGCGGGCTTCCCGACCGATGTGCCGGTCGTGGTCGGCTTCCCCTGGTACACGTCGTTCGACGAACCGAAAGTGATCGACGGGTCTTTCCACCTGCCGGATGTGGCGAAGGACGAAGACCTCGGCACCGTCCGGGGTGGTCACTGCTTCTGTTTCGAGCCGATGGGCGCCGTGAAGCGCAATCGCCAAGCGGCGCAGGTGTTCTACAACCAGGGCGAGGAAGGCGCGTGCGTTGGGTTCGGTAACAGCCGGGCCATCACGATCACCCGTCTAGAAGAGTTGTTCTTCGATGCGTTCTGGCTGTACGATGAAGCAAGGCGTCTCGAAGGCACCTACCCGTCCGGTGAAGGCGCGACGGTTCACGCCGGCGCACAGATCCTGCTCTCCAAGGGCCACCGTGTGCAGGCTGGCGAGGAGGTCTGCACCCGCGAAGTCGGTGATGACCCCCCGAACCCGATCGATGGTATCTCCGCGATCCGGTGGGCGACGAGCATCCAGGAAGTACTCAAGGCACTCGGCCGAGAAGGCGCAGAGGCCGTCCCGTTCGAGAACTCTTGGGGCCTCGCATACCCCGGGGAGGGCGCCTCCGTGTGCTGGATGCCGACCGCGACTTTCGACCAGCTACTCCGCGAAGGCGGCGAAGCTGGCGTCTATACAGAGAGGTGAGTATATGAGTCTCCAGGGGAGCATCCCAGCCGCAGAACTAGAGCGCTTGGCCGAAGTAGCGAAGGAGAACGGGGTGGAGGCCGTCCAGGTCGCGGTCTTCGAGGGCGCTGACGTGGAGAGCACGACTCAGCACGCGCCATGGTTGTCGTTGGATGTGACGGACGGCAACGCGCATTACGGGGACGTCGTGACCGCCGAGCTCGCGGAGAAAACTACATGAGCACGCCAGCCCACGAAGAGGAAGTGACGGTGCGGTTCATTGAGCGTTGGCCCGCTCACGAACCCCGCGAGAAGGACCCCAACTACAAGCTATTCCACCAGGCCAAAGAGCGCCTGAAGCGACAGGGCCTCCTCAAGTGCAACGTCGAATCCGATTATCACTACGGCGGGATCGAGCTGCACCACGACAAGGTGGAGTACGCGCACATTGGTGACATCGACCTCGAAAAGTTCAACCACGCTTACGGGCTGCACCTGTCCGACGAGGAGTTCCAAGAGTATGTTGAGCAGGAGGGGAATCTGGAGCCCCTGTGCGTTCTCCATCACCGGGGCCAGGAGGGTGTCCACTCGTTGCCGACCCCCGAGTGGAACGTGCTGCGCACCTCGACGGACCCGAAACATGTCATCACGGCGCTGGCGAACAACGAGATCGGGGTTGTCGGCCCCCCAGAAGAGGCCCGCGCCGCATGAGGTTGTTCAAGCGTCTCGCCGCTCTGGAGAGACGTGTATCCGACATCGAAGGAGAACAAATGGCCGAGCAGGAAAATGTCGCCGCGCTGGAAACCGCTGTCGCCCAGGTCGCCACCGACCTCGCCACAGCGAAGGGCACGCTACAGACGGAGCTGAACGAACTCCAGGCCAAGATCAACGAAGGGCAGCCCGTGGACCTCACCAAACTCACCGAAGCGGTGAACGGGCTCGACCCTGCGGTGCAGGCGCTCACGGCTCTCAAACCCGAATAGGGGGTTGGCCTCGCCTTCGGGCGGGAAGACGCCTCAGCTTTGGTCTCGTTTCGGTCTGCTCAATTTCGACGCAGCCCATGAGACCAAAGCTCGGCGTGACCGGGTGCGGCCGTGGCTGCACCGTTCCGAAGGAGGGAGAAGGATGCATCCGACTTCTGTTCGCCATACTCGCAGCAACTCACGCTGTTGCACTATCCGGGACCGCTTATTGCCAGGGCACCATCACGGCGTCCGGGCAGGCCCCGTTCGTCGGCGAGGTCGCCAACAACATGTGGCCGCTCGGCACACACCTGGTGGTCTCCCCAGCGGTGTGGGGGCGCACGCGGTTCGTCGTCGAGGATCGCATAGGCGCAGGGTCGCAGTTGGACTTCTACACGCCCGACTGCCAGACCGCGATCGTCTTCGGCCGGCGCGTTGAGCGTGTCCAGGTCGTGAAGTAGACTCGGCTGGTGAGCGCTTGTGGAATCTGCGGCCGGGAGCTTGTGGACCACCGCACCGCCAAGCGGAGAGACCCCGCGATGGACTGCGGCGGCGACTGCCACGGCTGTGTCTGGCGCATCGAGTTCTCCAGCGGCTGTCCGCGTGACCAGATGAGCATGGTCCCTCCGCGTGGCGTTGGGTTGCGGGAGTGGGTTGGCCTGTGGCGTGCTCGTCGCGGGAAGAGCGATGTCGAGCTGACGGGGGAGCAGGCGGAGTTGCTTTCTCGGGCTCTCGCCCCGTAGGCGCCTCGTCCGCTATCCGGGGCGCCGTATAAACTCACTCGTCTTCGCGCCCTTCATCGCAGAGCCCCGGGAGAATAGCTACCGAACTGCTGGCGTGACGGAAGAAGAACGTGGGCGGCCGGCAGGCGCAGTCGGTTAGCCGCCCTACCATTCCTTCCCGCCGACCGTTCGCGCTCTGGCGGGACCCTTGAAGGCCCTCAGCCGTTTTGGCTGGGGGCCTTCTCGCGTCTCAGGGGGGGTTGTACGCCAGCCGCTCGGGGGCACCGGGGTCGAGCGGGACGGGTGGCTGCGAGTTCTCTTGATGGCGCTCAGCGATTCGGCGTCCGAGGGCGACAGCGGACTTGTGGGTCATGCAGCCCATCACGGGACCCACAATGCTTGCGCTCACGGACTCCCCATCGAGTGAGACGTGGGGGTAGTAGATGCCGAGGAGGGAGCGCGTGATCTTGACCTCGTAGCCCGTCGAAGGTGGGTGGTGGTCGCGGGCCGCAGCCCAGCCTTTGCGAAACCCCTCGCGCTCGCATTGAGCGATTCGCTCTGGCACGTGTCTGCCGCGACTTCCCACGGTGCGCGTGGCGCCATCACGATGGCTCTCCGGTGGCCGGCCTGCCGGGGGAGCGCCCCAACCCCTCAGACATCACGCTTCCTCCTCGTCGCCATAGCACGGGTCCACAAGGTCATCCCCTGCACTCGGGCCACACATGATGCTGGGCTCATCACCGCACGGGTCGCACACGTCGCCGAGCAGCATCTCTCGGTCGGTCAGCGGGTTGCCGCAGCCTGCGCACATGCCGAACCCGGCGCTCACTTGGTGGGCCTCCAGCCTGGGTCTACGACAGCAAGTCGGCTGCGCATCTGGCGGAACTGGGAGACGAGAACCCGCAGCGTGATTCCCCGCATACGCTCCGGGGAGCCGTTGGGTGCTCCCGCCTGGAGGGAGGCCGAAATATCCACGGCCTCCAGGATCTCGTCGGAGATCAACGATGTGGTAGCGGCGTCGCTCATCGTGGCCTGTCCAGGAAGTAGGAGAGAGGCACGGTCACTGGAGCCTCCCATGGGCGCGGAGAAACTGCTCTACATCGTCGTCGCGGAAGCCGGGGTCATAGTTGTTCTTCAACATGTCGACTACCGGCTCAAGCTCGATGACTCTGACTTCCTCGCTGAGGCTGATCTCGGGACCGTCCGCAACCATCCCCGTACCAAACGGATTCGCAAGCGTCCATTCCCTCGGCTGGGTGCGCCCGCTCATCGCTGGTCGCCTCCGGGAACGATCCGGTCCAGCGATTCCGCCGCGGCCCGCTGCGTCGGGAAGTGGTCGCAGCACTGGTCGTTGCGCCAGCCTCGCCGTTCGCGCCACACGTAGCCGATCAGATAAGCGCTCGCCAAGTGGGCGCGGCCGTGACGAGCAGGGCGACGGAGGCGATGCACGGCGCCGCCCCGGTCGATATGCCAGCCATACTGCTTCTCGGTCGTGGTCATCGCTGGTCGCCTCCGAACGCGAGTGGGTCTTCGAGAGCCATAGGCGTATCGTAGCACATGCTCAGCACACTGTCAACACAACCATGCTACACTATGCGGCATGGACCTACACATACGCATCGACCAGGACGACGCCGACCGCCTCGACCGCCTCGTCATCGCATTCCGCGCCTACTACGAACGGCAGCCAATGGTCGCCGCTAAACGACTCGCCAAGGAGACCACGCGCTCCTCTGCACTCCGCGATCTGCTACTAGCGTGGGAGCACGGGATCGTCGGCGAGCTTTCAACGGACCTCACCGCGCCATCTTCCGACTGACCTGAGCCCCAGCTACCCGCTGGGGCTTTCGTGCGTCTATGGGGGCGCCGGAGCGGGAGGTAGACTCCCAGGTGGCGTGAGAGACCACGCGGTGTGCGTGGCGGCCGGAGACCAGCGCGATTTGGGGGAAGGTGGCCTGCCTCTGCTGGAACCATCGGGCAGGCGCCGCGCACCCGCAGCTAAGACTGACGTGGGGAGCCGGGCGCTTCCATTCCTTGACATCACCAGGAAATGCGGGCATACTTACTGTTGGCAGGGACAGCCAGGAAGGGAGGGTTCCCAAGATGCGAACAGTGGGGTCGGTAGTTTCCCCGGAGTGTTCTGCTACGGTTTCGCGCCGATAAGGGCCCCCGCGCGACTAAGGATCGCCGGGGGCATGGCAACGCGACGGTAAGGGTCGCGGCGCGCTCGGCAGGATACCGCGTCGCTGCGCCCAGACAGGGGGCATGATGCGGTGGCATGACGCGATCAGCGAGTACCTGCGCGACCAGCGGCAGGCAGGGAGAATCAACAGCGAGGAATCGGTGCGGTCCTACCGGCGGGCGCTTGCTGCGCACGCCCATGACACCTCCGCGGGGCCGCTCCGGTCAACGCGGGAGGACGTGAAGCGGACCCTCGCACGGTGGGAGTACCCGAACACCCGCGCGTTACAGCACTCCATCCTGACGAGCTTCTACGACTGGACATTGACGGAGGGCCACCGGGCCGACAACCCCGCGCGGCAGGTCGCGCGGGCGAAGACCCGTAAACCGGAGATCGCGCGTCTCACCCGGGCGGAGGTTCTGGCGATGATCGCCGCGTGCCAGGACATCCGGGAGCGCCGCGTGATGCTCCTCGGTGCCTGCGCCGGCGCCCGTGCGGTGGAGCTGAAAGGGTTCCGCGGAAGGCACTTCGACCGGCCCGGGTTCGTCTGGTTCTCCCCGGACATCGCGAAGGGCAAACGCGAACGCTGGGTGCCAGTGCTGCCCGAACTGGAGCCCGTCATCGCGGACATCCGCGCTACCGTCGGCGTCAATGACACCGTGATCCGGGCGTGCGATAACAGCGGGCGCAACCAACGTGCCCCCTCCTACAAGATCAGCCATAGCGCGCTCGGGCACCTCGTCGCCCGCGTTGCGCACCAGGCGGGGATCGCCCGGCACGTCACGCCGCACCTTCTTCGCCACGCCTTCGGGGACCACATCGCCCGGCATGCCGGCCTCCGGGCCGCCCAGGCGATGATGGGTCACGCAAGCGTCAACACCACGGCGAGCGTGTACGTGGACCGTCCAGGGCTTGAGGAGCTGGCCGAGAGCGTGCAGGGCCTACGGTTCGGCGAGGAGTCTGTGGGGCGGCGGCGGGAGCGGTTCGAGGGGCAGATGCGCACCGCTCAAAAAAATTATGCCGGAGCCCTTGACATGGGCGGGAAGGGTGCGGTAAGATGGCTCATCGCACGGTAACAACGGCTGTCGCCCGGTAAGATCCA